TCCATACTATGTTATGGATTTTGATCACGTACGTGGGCGGAAGCATAAGAATGTAATGGAACTTATTCCTACACTATCCAAGAAGAAGATAGATGAAGAAATAGCTAAGTGTGAAATAGTTTGCTCAAATTGTCATAGAGTCAGAACTCATAATCGTAAAACTAAGAAATCTGAATAATATCCTAGTTGACTAGAATATATATAGATGATACAATAAAAATATGAACGAAAAAATACCAGGATATAAGCAGACTCCACCTGATTGGTGTGATGACTGCAATGCTGCTCCAGGAGGAGAATGTCCAGATTGTGGATGTACTCACAATTGCTAAAGAGAAATTATGTTTGAATTTCTATTTATATCAGGATTGATAGTATTTAGTTTATTAGTGGTTATTACTCTTATTATGGATATAATTAATTAAGGATAAAGATGAAAAAGAAATTTTTAGGAATGATGGTTCTAATTGCGACAGCAATTGCTTTTGGTACATTTCTAGTTAATACTATAAAAAAGGCGGGACTCGAAGACATCTTTGACTTCGACCTAAATGAAGAGATAGATGAAGAAGCTTTCTAAATTCCTTATTTGGTCTCTATTGGTCATAATGTTTATATCTAGCTTATCTGTATTTAGTCTTATATTGGAGTAAATTTAGCCTTTTCCATTCTCCCGCCCTTTTCTGCCTTGATCGACCCGTAGGGTCATAATATGGCTAAAAGTGGCTTAGAGGGCCTACAGAGCAATTTAGAGGCATATTGTGGAAATGATGGTAAATGGGAATGTCTCTCTTCCGCCGAATCACTTTTTTCGGGCGCACTTTTAAATCGCACTATATATAAATTGTTTCATGTGAAACATTGCCAGCGCCTCCGCAAAATAGTATAATTTTATATATTGACCCATAGCTCAGTCGGTAGAGCGCAGAGCTGTTAACTCTGATGTCACAGGATCGAAGCCTGTTGGGTCAGCAATGCGGATGTTGCATATCGGTAGTGCCTCTGCCTTCCAAGCAGAAGGGGTGAGTTCAATTCTCATCATCCGCTCCAAATAGTATTGACATGATTCGATCCATTTTATATAATCGAACTATGAGGCATAAAGAAGATATTATTAAACTTAGATCTGAAGGCAAGACTTATAATCAGATAGTAGAAATACTAGGTTGTTCTAAAGGAACCATTGCTTATCATTTAAGCGAAAGCGTAAAAGTTAATTATAATACTCGTAAAAGAAAATATAGACGTGTAATTGATAAGCACATTAGAGAGTATAAGGAATCCTTTGGCTGCATTGACTGTGGAGAAAAGTATCCATACTACATGCTTGATTTAGATCATATTACAAATGATAAAAAATTTAGTGTTTCTGATTATAGAAGCCATACTATAGATATAGAATTAATAAAAGCAGAAATAGCAAAATGTGAAGTTGTCTGTGCTAATTGCCATAGAATAAGAACATACCAGAGATCTGGTAGAGAATAAATATTAACCCTTCGTAGCTCAGTGGATAGAGCGAGGCTCTTCTAAGGCCTGCGTCACACGTTCGAATCGTGTCGAGGGGGCTCAGACTATATTAGTTATTATTCCGTCTGTAACTGTTATTGTTTTACCATCAGCAGTTGTAAAAGATCCAGATGCACCTTTAAAGTTTACCCAATAAGATCCATTCCATTTAATCATGTCGCCAGAGGACTTACTTGTTAAAACTAAATTATGTAGCTCTTCCATCTCGAAACCGTTTTGAACTTTAACAAATATTTCACCGTTATTTTGTTGTTTACGTGTAACTATTCCAATAAATACTAAATGGGCTGGAGCCACTGGCTTATTTGCAAGTCCATATATAAGATTTCCATCTGTGCCCAGCCATACTGGATCCCCAGGATTTGCGCTATTTGTATTTAATCCAGAAAGCAATCCTTCAGTAATTACATATCCCTGACCATTAACAGCAAGACTTGTCTCTATAAGACCCATAGTTTTACTAGAGGTAGATTCCTGTGTATTTGATGCTTTCCCAACAATCATATTGGTTCCGTCATTACCAGTCGATCCAGTTACATAGACAGCTTGCCCTTTAGTTAAAGCAACACCAGCTTTTACTAAATGCTTTACAGTGCTTGTATATGAAGGTATAACAACAGGTGTTATATGAGGATCAGTTACTCTAATGCTTGTCATTTTCTATCTAACTCTAGTACAGCCACTTGAACGCCAGCATCTCCAATTGCATATATATTATCGCTCCAAGAAAGTTCAACGGTAAAAGATTGTCCTGGATATAATTTATGACCAAAATTAGATAAAGAAACATTTTCATTTCCAAGATAAGCATATCCCGTATCCATAATATTTTGTATAGATAATGTATTTGTAGAATGAATTATTTCTCTGGTAACCAAGTTTTGTGGTGTTCCATTTAAAGTCATTATTTTATGAGATAGCTTCATGCATCTATTATACAGCCTAATAAGGACAAAACCCAATCAGAGGCGGATCCGATTGGGTTCTGCTGTTCTTGCGAACATGTACTGGGAGCAAGTGGGATGCTACGACCAGTACTTAATAATTGTAAAATAGTATAAATTCTAAGTCAACTATTTTTTATAACTTTTTTAATCTATAGGATCTGGACTGTATGCTGGATTAGGTCCTAGCAAATAACCCTTTTCATGATATTCAACCATCTTAGAAACTTCATCTGCCCCAACTGTAGATTTAGCTATAAGTGTAAGCATGTCATAAATTCTATGTAGCATGATATAAGTGACCATAGGTAAATTTTCTTCTATGGTCCCGTTTTCTTGAGGTATATTTTCTTCAGTCATTTGGTCTTCCAAGATCTTCCCAAAATTTTTCTCTACCCATTGCATCGGTTTCTGGGATCATTTTTGATTCATATTCGGCAGGTTGCGGAATGTTATTTGTCATTAATTTGCTCAACAGTTTTTTTAATATTTTCATACATATTTACACCTAAGTAGTTTTTATAGCTGCAAGATGTGCAGTATAAATATATATTGTCCTCCCAATCAAGGTTAGACATAAGAAGGCCCTGATCCATTGGACATTCAAGTCGTGGAGCAAGGCCTTCTTCTGCTAGCTGAAGGTATTTAGATACGTACTGTATCCTCATAAACCTTCCTTTCTAATTTGGGAATTCAGTTATGAATTCTTTGAATCTTGCCCCGTTAAGGGAAGACCATGATGACCAGTCAGTTCCGCCTTTAGTCATATAATACGTTATCTCTGAGTTTATTACTGGATCAAACAATAAAATATTTGATCTTAATTCAAATTTTTCTTTACGATCAATGCCGAGTTCACCCAACATATTAATCTGAAAAATTCCGTAGGAACTGTCTCCAGTTTTCCTGTTACCATTGTAAGCCATAGGTCTAGCATTAGATTCTGACTTAGCAATAGCCCAAGCCATTTTAAGGGCTTTTCCTTCAAAACCAACAGCTGATAAAAGTTCTTTTAGTTCTTTGTCTGTTAGATTCTCAGAAGGCTTGTACACAGTAGTGCTGTACTTCTCTAAGGTTTCTTTCTTTAGTTGTACTGTCGATTTAGGTGTTTCCACCGTTAGTGCTTGAGTTGCTGTTGGACCAGGCTGGACTGTAAACAAGAATAATGTTATCATTCCTATATAAGACCAGTTGTGAGCAACATCGCTCAAACGCTCTTTGATTCTCTCCATTGGCATTTCCTCCTTTAGAGATAACGAACTATAATAGTAGCATTGGCTATAAGTTACTGTCAAGTCAGTTGACCAGAAAGAATTAAGTGGAAATATCTTATTATACTATTAGAGCGGGACTTAATCCAGCAGTAGGATTTGGTTATGCTGGTCAAAATATTGTTAATTCCCTACAAGAAATGGGACACACAGTTAAATTTGCTAACTCTAAACTTCCAGTTCAATTAAATTTTACACAACCACATCATTTTAAATTACATAAAGGACAATACCAAATTGGTTATACTCCTTGGGAATCTACAAAAATTAGAACAGAATGGCGTGATATATTTAATCAATGTGATGAGGTTTGGGCAACATCAGATTGGACAGCAGAAGTATATAAAAATAATGGCGTAACAAAACCTATATTTGTTTATCCACATGGAATTGAAAAAAAGTGGGCTCCATATAAAAGAATTTTACAAAAAGGAAAGCCATTAAAATTTTTACATATTGGAGAGCCTTCGCCAAGAAAAGACGGACAACTAGTAGTAGATACTTTTATAAAACTTTTTGGCAATAATCCAGAATATCACTTAACTGTAAAATGCCATGGATCATCAACTATAAGAGTATATAATAAGTTCGATCAATTAATCTCACCAGATGAGATATATCATAATATTACTATTATAAAAGAAGAATATACTGTTGAACAATTAGTTCAACTTCATCATATGCATCATGTATTAGTTTATCCTAGTTGGGGAGAAGGTTTTGGTTTTATCCCGCTTCAAGCTTTAGCAACTGGTATGCCAGTAATATCAACTTATGATTGGGCACATTATAAAAAGTTTTTAGGTCCCCTAAAGTTAAAGTCAAGATTGACAGATGCTTCAAAAGAAGGAGTTCCAAAAGCTGTTGGTGATCCACATCTTGGAAGTTTTTATCAACCAGATAAAGAACATTTAGAAGATCAAATGGTTGATGCAGCAATAAATTTTAAAGCATACTCTGGTTATTACTTTGCTCAGTCAACTAAAATACATGAAGAATATAATTGGATTCAGTTGACCAATAATGCTTTCGATCATATTTTTAAAAAGTTTTCTTAACCTCTTCCCACCTGAATAAAAGTTTGGTAGAATTAGTATCTTACTAAAAATTAATTAATCGCATATGGCGGAGAAAGAGTGTATTATGTCAAGAACTATTGATAATCCTTATGAAAATTTTATTGCATTGTCTCGTTATGCAAGATGGATGCCAGAAGATAATCGTCGTGAAACATGGGGAGAAACAGTAGATCGTTATTTTGACTTTATTATCAATCATTTAAAAGAAAATAATAACTATACTCCAGATGAAAAAATTGTTAATGAATTAAAAGAAGCCGTTTATAATAGAAATGTAATGCCATCAATGAGAGCAGTAATGACTGCTGGTGCTGCTTTAGAAAGAGACCATGTTGCAGGATATAACTGCTCATTTGTTCCAGTAGATTCACCTAGATCATTTGATGAAACAATGTATATTCTTATGTGTGGAACAGGTGTTGGATTCTCTGTTGAATATAAGTATGTTAATAAACTTCCTGCCGTCCCAGAAACATTTGAAAAATCTACAACAGTAATTACAGTTGAAGATTCTAAACAAGGTTGGGCAAAGGCATATAGGGAACTACTAGCATTATTATGGACTGGCCAAGTACCTTCAATTGATGTAAGCAAACTACGTCCAGCAGGAGCACGTCTTAAAACTATGGGCGGAAGATCTTCAGGCCCACAACCACTGATTAACCTATTTGATTTTACAATTGCAAAATTCAAATCAGCGGCAGGTCGTCAGTTAAAACCAATTGAAGCACATGATATTATGTGCAAGATTGGAGAAATTGTTGTAGTTGGTGGAGTACGTAGATCAGCAATGATTTCTCTTTCAAACATTAATGATATTGAAATGGCTGCCGCAAAATCTGGTAACTGGTGGGAAAATAATTCTCAACGTGCATTATCAAATAACTCTGTTGCGTATTCTCGCAAACCAGAGATGGCACAGTTTATAGCAGAATGGAAAAATCTTTATGACTCAAAGTCTGGCGAACGTGGAATCTATAATGTTGCAGCAGCGCAGGCGCAGGCAGCTAAATATGGTCGTAGAGACCCTGAAATCCATTATGGAACAAACCCATGTTCAGAAATCATTCTCCGTCCTTATCAGTTTTGTAATCTTTCAGAAGTCGTATTACGTGAAAAGGATACAGTTGAAGATGTATCGAATAAAGTACGCCTTGCAACAATTCTTGGAACTTGGCAATCGACATTAACAGATTTTAAGTATCTTCGTAAAATTTGGAAAGACAATACAGAAGAAGAAAGACTGCTTGGGGTTTCTTTAACTGGTCAATTTGGACATAAGTTCTTTTCAGGAAAACAAGATTTAAAAAAGCTAGAAGCAACACTATCTGGCCTTAGAGAATATGCTAGATCTGTTAACTCAGAAGAGGCAGCAAAACTTGGCATTCAAGAATCTGCAGCAATTACATGCGTTAAGCCATCTGGTACAGTATCTCAATTAGTTGGAGTTTCTTCTGGAATGCATCCATGGCATTCTGAATACTATATTAGAACAGTTCGTGGAGACAAAAAAGATCCACTATCTACATTTTTAAAAGAAGTCGGAATTCCAGTAGAAGATGACTTTATGAAACCAAACGATACATATGTATTTTCATTTCCAGTAAAAGCACCAGAAGGTGCAATTATTAGAAATGATTTAACAGCACTAGATCATTTAAATACCTGGCTTGTTTACCAACGTGCATGGTGTGAACACAAGCCTTCAATTACAGTTTCCGTTCGTGAGGAAGAATGGATGGCTGTGGGAGCCTGGGTATGGGAACACTTTGATGAAGTATCTGGAATTTCATTCCTACCGCATTCAGATCATTCATACAAGCAAGCACCATATCAAGAAGTTTCCGAAGTAGAGTACCTAGACCTTCTTGCAAAAATGCCATCAGCCATTCGTTGGGAAGACTTATCTTTTTACGAAACAGAAGATGGAACATCTGGAACACAAACATTAGCATGCACTTCAGATGGCAATTGTGAAATTGTAGACATTTCTGCTTGATAGGTATATAATATAGATTGGGGTAACTCCCAAAATTCCTGGGTACAATGCCCAGAAATAGGAGGATCTAAATTGGCAACAAAACAAGATCTAAACAATGATGGAAAGGTAACTATGCAAGAAAAAATTCTAGCAGCGTTAGCAAGCTATGGTCGTCACTTTCTAGGTGCAGCCATTGCTCTTTACATGACTGGAAATACTGACCCAGGAGATTTAGTTAAGGGTGGAATTGCAGCATGTTTGCCAGTTATCCTAAAAGCGCTTAATACAAATGAGCCAGCTTTTGGATTTACAAAGAAGTAAAATTTAATAATCAATTAGGATCACTCCTGTGCTAAAATAGGCATAGGAGTTTTCCTATTTTAGGAGATTTTTGCAAATGGCAGCACAAAAGAATTTCGAAGTAGATCAAAATACAACATTCTCTTTTATTTTAGAATATAAAGACAGTGAAGGTAATCCCATTGATCTAGATGGTGCTACCGCAAAATTACAAGTAAGAGATACTAAGGGTGGAGCTAAATTAGCATTTACTCTTACATCACCAAATGGCGGAATTATTATTGATGCCCCAAATGGTAAACTTACATGTAAAATGACTCCTACACAAACTAATAAATTATTTTTCCCAAAGTCATCATATGATCTCATGATAACCGACTCTAATCTAAACAAGACAAAGCTTCTTGAAGGATTTTTGACTTTGAGTAGATCGGTAACCATATAATGGCAGAAACAGTAGTAGTAACCGAAAATATAAATAAAGTAGTAGTATCATCTACTGGAACACAAGGTCCACGAGGAAGAACTATCCTTAATGGCAATGGTGCTCCAGCAGACAACCTTGGAATAGAAGGAGACTTCTATTATGATAAAGATACTACTAGATTTTATGGCCCAAAACTACAAGAAACTACATGGGCTGGTGCTACAAATTATTTATTGAGCACAATGACCCTCACATATCCATTTTCTATAGGTCAAGTCGTTAATGCTGGTACATATTATTATGTTGAAATTCAGCATAATATGGGATATCACCCAAACGTAACAGTACAAAATAGCGCAGGAGACGTATTAGAGACAGGAATAGACTATAATAGTATTAATAAAATTACACTGTTAATGGCACAGCCGTTCGGTGGGACAGCGTACCTGTCTTAAGGAGATATAGAACATGGCAAGATTATTTGTAACTGACATTAATCTGAATAAGAATGAACTTCAGAATGCCAGAATTCAAGGACTTTCATCTGCACCACTTAACCCAGTTAATGGTCAGATTTATTACAATACATCTGAAAACAAGATGTACTACTACAATGGACTGGCGGCACCAGATGGTCCATGGGTTTCAATGTCTGGATCAGACGAAGTTATCCAAGATGTACTTAATGACACAATAATTGCTGGCTATGGTATTACAAAAACATACGGCGATCCAGCCAATACTCTAACTCTTGAGATAGATACAACAGAAACAGCAGATCTGACAACTGCTCAAACTTTAACAAACAAAACAATTGGTTCTGGTGGATTAAAGTTTAATGATACTGGTACTGATAGCACAATTTATTCAGGCGGAGCAGACTTAACAGTATATGCAAGTAATAATTTATATCTAAATACCGTAACTGGAGACGTAGTTCTTCAACCAGACGGCATTGCAAGTGTTTTTGGTGACAGAATTGTTACAGAGAATGCTAGCCAAACAGTAACAAATAAAACAGTTGGAGACACATTATATTTTAATAATGGAACTGCTGCTGGAAACATTTCTCATTCTGGTTCAGATTTAACAATTAATGCATCAGATGATTTAACTCTTAATACAGAAACTGGAAACATCAGTTTAACTCCAGATGGAAATGCAAATGTTAACGGTGACGTAATTGTTACAGAGCAAGCAGCTCAAACTCTTACAAATAAGACTTTAACATCTCCAGTAGTAACAGACCTACACTTAAATGATTCAGCAATCACATTTGAAGGATCAACTGCAGATGATTATGAAACAACTCTTCAAGTTACAAATCCTAGCGCAGATAGAGAAATTACTCTTCCAGATGCAACAGGTACAGTAGCTCTTGTAGAGAATAAGCTACATGATTTTGCTCTTGCAACACAATCAGTAGATTTAAATAATCAAAAGATTGTAAATCTTGCAGAACCAGTAGATCCACAAGATGCTGCTACTAAATACTATGTAGATTCAGCAGTTGCTGGATTAACATGGAAGAGAGCGGTACACCTAGCTTCTTCATCAAATATTGATCTTTCAACAGATCTAATTGGTGTTGTAATTGATGGACATGATCCACTATCTTTATCAGATGTTGGATATAGAATTCTTTTAACTGGTCAGACAACTACATCTGAAAATGGTATCTATGAACTAGCTAACTCAGGCGGAGTTTTAGTAGCTAATAGAACTACAGATGCAGATACTGTAGCAGAACTAAAGGGTGCAGCAGTATTCGTAATGGAAGGTGCCTCATATGGTGCCACATCATGGGTACAAGCAAATCACTACCTAACAGATCTATCTGGTCAGACATGGGAGCAATTTGCTGGTGCATCTGACTATACAGCAGGCGCTGGTCTTGTAGCTGATGGTAATGTATTTAATGTAGGACAAGGTCTTGGTATCAGTGTAACAGCAAACGAAGTTGCAATTGATACAGCAGTAACGGCTAGAAAGTATTCTGCTACAATTGGAAACGGTTCAGCCACATCTTATACAATAACACACGGACTAAATAATCAGTTTGTTGTTACTCAAGTTTATCAAAATAGTTCACCATTTGCTCTTGTAGAAACAGATGTTGAATTAACGTCACCAACTCAAGTGACAATTAGATTTGCAGTAGCTCCAACAACGGATCAATATATAGTAAATATCATCGGATAGGGGTTTTAAATGTCTGTAAAAAGATTAGTCCCCTTACATGCAGTAGTACTTGAATCTGATCCAGAGACAGGCCGCATTGGCGATATATATTATAATAGCGTATCTGAACAATTAAAATATTTTGACGGAACAGAATGGAATCCAGTCGGTTCAGGAGCAATTACAGGGCTTTTAGATCATATTCATACTTATGATGGCGCAGTATTCTCAGTAGAATCTATTGAGGTTCCTGCTGCTGGAGAAATAGATGGCGGTACACCATAATGGCAGTTACAATAAGAGTAAGAAGAGGAACTGCTACACAATGGGCAGCACGTACAACACCATTATTAACTGGTGAATTTGGATACGATACAACAAATAAAATTATTAAAATTGGTGATGGTACCAGTTTATGGAGTATTTTACAGCCAATAAATTCAGTCAACACAACAGAAATTGGCGAAATTGCACAAGATGCAATTTATGATGCATTAACAAACTTTATAGGAATAGGAAACAATATTACTGTTTCTTATAACGATGCAGATAACTATATTGTTTTAGATACTGGCCCAAGCGTTGTTCTTCAGGCAGATTTAACAAATGCAATAAATGGTGCAAATGATTATACAGATATTGCAATTGCAAGTTTTGGCGATACTGTAGAAAATGGTTATATACCAATTGGAGAAAAGGCAAATGCAGGAGGAGTAGCTTCACTTGGATTAGACGGTTATGTTCCAGACTCACAAATATCTCCAGACATAGCAAGAGATTCAGAAATTATAACTAGTTATAATGATTTAACAGATAAGCCAGCAATTGCTCTAGGTGCAGTTCAATGGACTGCAAATCATTATCAATTAGAAGGTGGAGCAAATACTAGATATCTTGCAGGAGATATTGTTTGGGATGGCGGAAACATATATGTGGCTAATTTTGATAATGAAAGTCTTCCAACAACAAATACACAATACTGGTCATTGGTTGGTCCAGGAAAAAGATTAAATATAGACGGTAGAGATATCCCTAACGTTATTTGGGACAATATCTTACAAAAGCCAACACTATTTGATGGAGACTACAATACTTTAACAAATAAACCAACAATTCCATCAGATGTTTCAGATTTAACAGATTCAACTAGCCTTTTAGTTCCATTTAACTCTCCAACATTTACAGGTACTGTAACTACATCAGATTTAATAATTAATGGAGATGTTACTATAAATGGAGGAGACTTTTTAGCATCCGCCACACAGATAGTTATTGAAGATAGTTTACTTCAATTAGGACATACAAATCCAGCGAATACTGTGGATCTTGGAATTGTTGTTTCATATAACGATGGTGCCCAAAAGCATGCTGGTTTTGTTAAAGATGCATCTGATTCAAAATGGAAACTTTTTAAAGATGTAGAAACTGAACCAACAACTACAGTAGATTTTACAGAAGCATTGCTAGACGATTTACAATTAAACGATTTATCTGTAGCTTCTGCAACAATTGGAGATGTTTCTAATACAGAGATACAATATCTTAATGGCGTAACAGATTTAATTCAAACACAGCTAGATGCTAAATTAGGAACAGATGCTGCTGGAATTATTTATCTTGGTAAAATAGAAGCAGGTCTTACATATTTAACACAGAGTAGTGCTTCTTCAACTTATCAATCAATTGTGCCTGGAGTTTCAAGTACTGAAATAGGATACTTATCTGATGTCACATCAAATATTCAAAATCAAATAAATAATATTTCTTTAACACCTGGACCAACAGGTCCATCTGGTCCGTCAGGGCCAACTGGTGCAACAGGACCAACAGGGCCAACTGGTCCAATAGGACCAACAGGACCAACTGGACCAATATCAGGATCTGCAAATCAAGTTATATATAAAAATTCAATAAATGAACCAACAGGATCTGCAAACCTAACATTTGACGGAAATAGCCTCTCTGTTTCTGGATATTTTAGATCTAATAATTCTTCTGGCGATGAAGGTGGAGAAATATTCTTAAGTAAATCAGTTACCAATACCACTTTAAATAATGGCGTAACTATTGATGTATATCAAGACAAGCTTCGCTTTTTTGAACAGGGTGGAACTGCAAGAGGATATTATATAGACATTTCTCAAGGTGGCGGAGGAGCTTCAACAAACCTTGCATCTGGAGGCGGAGGATCAACAGGGGCTGACATTATGAATATCATGGAAGCATGGTAATCTAGGTATAAAATATACCATAACTCGAAATAATAGGAGAAAAAATGGCAACAATATCAAAACTACTAGCAAGAACAACTCTTACAACTACAAATACTACCGTGTTGTATACAGTTCCTTCTGCAACAACAACAATACTTACAAATATAATTATAAGTAATATTACTGCATCAGCAGCATCATTTAACCTTACATTTCCAGACGCTACTGGAACTCAGGTAGCATTTGCTACATCTGTATCTGTTCCAGCAAACAGCATAGCGTCATTTGATTTGAAACAGGCACTTGGTGGATCTGGAACTCAAACAGTAATAGGATGGGCATCTGCTAACTCTGCATTAACAGCACATCTAAGCGGAGTTGAAATATCATAAAATGGCATATAGCACATTTCCAGCAACTTCTTCAATTATAAAGTCAGTTCAAAGAGGCTCAGCGGCTTCTGCTGGAAACGTAACTATATCTGCAGTAGATATATCTAAATCTTTTGTAAATTCATTTTCAACAGGTTCTACTGGAAGCATATCAACAAATAGCAGTACATCTGGAACCTATACTCCATCTGGAGGAAATATAGGACAATACTCTCAATCTTTTAACCCAGGAAGCGGATCTTATCCAAACTTAGTAGGAACTAGAAGCTTTAGCGGAGGATCTACATCATTAGTTTCATCAGCATATGGAGCATATCTAGTAAACTCTACTACAATAACCGTCACAGGTTCTTGCCGCTGGGAAGTTGTGGAGTATGCATAATGGGATCTAGAATTTATCCATCTACAGCTTCTCCAATTAAATCAGTTCAAAGAGGTACGGCAGCATCTGCAGGAAATATTACCATTTCATCAGTTAATACAAATAAAGCATTTGTTACATCTTTTTCAACTGGTGCAGCAGGAACAGTAGCTGGATCTGCAAATACATCTGGAACATATACTCCAAGCGGTGGCTCAGTTGGAGCACCTGGAGGAAACCTTAATACGTCTGGATCTTTTCCAACTTATTCTGGAACACGAAGCCTTTCTGGCGGATCAACATCTTTAATAGCTGCAAAGTACGGCGCATATTTAGTAAATGCTACTACAATAACAGTAACTGGTGCATGCAGCTGGCAAGTTGTGGAGTATCTATAATGGCAACTTCTTTATTTCCAGAAAGTATTTCTACAATTAAATCTATTCAGAGAGGCTCTACAGCAGGTGCAGGAAACGTAACAATTAGTTCAATAGATACAAATAAATCTTTTATTAGATCTTTTTCAACGTCTTCCGCTGGTTCAGCCCAACTTGTTGGTAACGAATCTGGAACATTAAATCCATCTGGTGGAAGCATTGTTGGACCAGGTGGTGGAGGTGGAGCAGTATCTGGCGGAGGAACATTTGCTAACTATGCTGGAACTAGATCTTTTAGCGGAGGAACAACAGCAGTTACAGTTCAAGAATATGGTGCATATATAGTAAACTCCACAACAATAACAGCAACAGGAGCTTGTCGCTGGGAAGTGGTGGAATACTCATAATGACTATTAGAGTTTACCCTGCAGTTTCTTCTGGAATTAAATCAATGCAAAGGGGTTCTGCTGCGTCTGCTGGAGCCATAACAATCTCATCTGTAGATACAACAAAATCTTTTGTTACATCTTTTTCTACTGGATCAGCTGGAACAGTTGCAACCAACAGTTCAGAAAGCGGTACATTGACTCCTTCAGGTGGTTCTGTTGCTACAGCCTCTAATGGAGCAATGGGTGGAGGTTCATTTCCAAACTTTATTGGAACAAGAAGTTTATCTGGCGGATCTACTTCTTTAACATCAGCAGAGTATGGAGTAACATTAACAAATTCAACAACATTGACAGCAACAGGTGCTTGTCGATGGCAGGTAGTAGAATATTACTAAAAGGAGAAAAAATGACTAACTGGATACAATTAAAAGACGGAGTAGCATTTGCATATGTAAATTCATCAAATTTTGTTGCAAACTCTATTCCAGTAGAAGATTCTGTTGACCCAGATACACTAATGGCAAAAAAATATGTTGACGGTCAATGGGAGGCAGCCCCACTAATTTACTTTGTAGAAGAAATGCTTGGAAATAAAGTTCTTAGAATAAACTCAACAGTATTTTCATCAGATGTAAAAGGAGATATTATTGGGCCAGAGGTAAAAGAGATGTGGACAAAAAATGAAGATGGCTCATATTCACCACCAGCTACAATAGCAGAAGCAACCATATATGATGAAGGTCTATTTTCATAAATATTAAATTATAACCTTTTTAAGGTATAATTAGGAAAGAGGTATACGTAAATGGCAACAAACTTTCCAGAGGACTTAGATTCCTTTATAAATCCGCAACCTACGGATTCAGTTGCCGCTGTCTCACATGCAGCCCAACATGCCAACACTAATGATGCTATAGAGGCATTACAGACTAAAGTTGGTGTTGATGGTTCACAAGATGTAAACTCTTTAGATTATAGAATAGCAAACCTTGAAAATGCATCAGTAGATACAGAATCTATTCAAGATATAGTATTTAACGTATTAAACGCTGGAACCCATACAAACATAAACGTCGTTTATGATGATGAAAATAATAAGATTAACCTGGAAGCAACCTATGGCGATGAACAGGTAATAGATGCTATTGCGACTGCATTAACAGCAGGTTACGGTATTACAAAAACTTATAATGATTCTGAAAATGTAATTGTAGTTGAAATAAATACAGATCAAATTGCTACCCAGGATTATGTAGATGCAGCAATATCAGCACTTGTAGATGCAGCTCCAGGACTTTTAGACACATTAAATGAAATAGCTGCAGCAATTGGAGACGATGCAAATTTTGCTACTACAATTAATAATGCTATTTCTTCAGCAATAACAACGGCTACAAATAACGCTAAAGATTATACTGATCAAGAAATTTCTGCTTTATCTACAGTCTATGACCCACTTGGATCTGCTACAACTGCAGAAACAAATGCCAAAAATTATGCAGATGGCCTAGCAGTAAATTATGACCCAGCAGGTTCTGCAGCTACCGCTGAAGAAAATGCAAAAGATTATGCAGACGGATTAGCATCAAACTATGATCCAGCTGGAGCGGCAGCAACGGCAGAAGCAAACGCCAATCAATATACAGATAATCAAATAAGCAATCTCACAACAGACAGTTTACTTGAAGGTTCAAATAATAAATATTTTACAGATGAAAGAGCACAAGATGCTGTAGCAGATGCTCTTGTTGGCGGAACGCATACAAATATTACTGTAGTCTATGATGACGTAAATGGTCACATTAATTTATCTGGAACAGCAACTGTAAGTACAGAAGAAATATTAGATGCAGTAGCAACAGCACTTACTGCTGGATACGGCATAGTAAAAGAATATGATGATCCAAATGATACCATTACTATTTCAATTGATACAAATTCAATTGCTACACAGTCCTATGTAAATAATGCCGTAGCAGACCTAGTTGACTCATCTCCGCTTTTATTAGACACATTAAAAGAAATTGCTTCTGCAATTAATGACGATCCTAATTTTTCTAATACAGTTAATACAGCAATAGCCAATGCTATATCTACTGCAAATCAATATACTGATACTCAAATTTCAGGACTATCTACTGTATATGAGCCAATTAATAGTACATCTACTCATAGTAATTTAACAAGCGGAATTCATGGCGTTACTGGAAATATTGTTGGAACTAGTGATTCTCAAACGCTTACAAATAAAACTATGGGCGATGACCTACTTATGGATGGAAATCAAATAAGTGGATTAGGTACTCCTACTCAAGCAGATCATGCAGCCACAAAAGCATATGTTGATTCATTTACAGAAGGTTTGCACGTACATGCTTCTGCACATGTTGCAACTACAACTAATTTATCATCATTTATAGGTCTAACATCATTAACCATAGACGGACACACAGTACAAGATCAAGAAAGAGTACTTGTAAAAAATCAGTCGAATCCAGCAGAAAACGGTATATACGTATATGATTCAACTTTAGAAACTTTAACAAGAGCACTAGACTATAATCAAGCATCCGAGATTGATGCTGGAGACTTTATATTTGTATCAAATGGCAATACTTATAATAATACTGGGTGGGTTCAAGAAAATAATATAGTAACACTTGGAACAGATGCTATATCTTGGATACAATTCTCAGGTGCTGGAACATATCTAGCTGGTAATGGTTTAATACTAGATGGTAATACATTTACAATAGATGATTCTATTACAGCAACTAAATCATATGTAGACACTCAAGATGCCGCAACATTATCTTCTGCAAATAACTATACAGATGCAGCAGTAGCAAGCCTTGGAAATGATGTTGAAGCTGGATATATTCCTATTAGCGAAAAGGCCACAGCTGGCGGAGTGGCATCATTGAACTTATCTGGCAAGGTTCCAGATACTCAATTAGATATTAATGAAAGAATTCAAGATGTAGCTGCTGGAATGATAGTAAATGGTACTCATACAAATATTACCGTTTCCTATAACGATAACACAGGAACTTTAAGCTTTACTGGTGCAACAGGCGGTGGTGGAGGAGTAACATTAACTCAAGAACAAATTCAAGATTATGTTGCACCACTGTTTGCACATAATGGACATACTAATATTACAGCAACGTATGATGATATAAATGATAGAATTATATTAGCTGGCTCCCAAGGTGGTGGCGGTGGCCCTGCATATATGACAATTTCTGCAAATCCTCCAGCTGAAGCTGGAAACGGAGATTTGTGGTTAGACAACGATAATGGAAAAACATATGCATTTGATGGAGAATTTTGGGTAGATATAAGTGGCGGCGGACTATACGCACTAGAAACTTCAACATATACAAATGAAAATGCAATGGATGCAGTTGCTGGTGCATTACTAGCAGGAACACATACAAATATATCTGTTTCATATAATGACTCTTTAAATAAAATTAGTTTGTCTGGATCTCCAACATATACAGATGAACAAGCAGTGGATGCTGTAGCATCTTCAATAGTAGCTGGATTTGGAATAACAAAGTATTATAGTGACCCAGATGATACTATTACCTTATCTATAGATACAAACTCTCTTGCAACTAAAGAATATGCAAATTTAGCAGTTGTAAATCATGAAAATGATACTACAAATGTACATGGAATTGCTGATACATCATTACTTGCTACAAAAGCATATGCAGATAATTCTGCTCAAGTAGCTGCAACAGCTGCAGTAAGCTCTATATTAGATTCTGCACCATCAACATTAAATACTTTAAATGAATTAGCTGCAGCAATTAATGATGATGCATCTTATGCTAGCACTATTACAACGGCTTTAGGAACTAAATTAAATATAACAACTGCAGCTCTAACATATGCGCCATTAAATTCTCCAACATTTACTGGAACTGTAAATGGAATTACAAAATCAATGATTGGGCTAAGCAATGTAGATAATACATCAGATTTAAATAAACCTATTTCAACTTCTACACAAAATGCATTAGATCTAAAAGCTCCAATTGCTTCACCAACATTTACTGGAACAGTTAATGGTATTACAAAAGCAATGGTTGGACTAGGAAATGTAGATAATACTACAGACTTGTTAAAACCTATATCAACAGCAACACAAACAGCATTAGATTTAAAGGCACCATTAAATTCAGCAACATTTACTGGTGTAATAACACTACCAAGCTCAACATCAATTGGAAATGTGTCAGCTACAGAAATAGGATATTTAGATGGAGTAAGTTCATCTATTCAAACACAATTGAACGCAAAAGCGTCAACAGGAAAGGCTATAGCAATGGCTATAGTTTTCGGAGGATAAAATGGCAGCACCAAATATAGTAAATGTTACAACAATTACTGGCAAGACGGCAGTCCTAGCACCAACAACTGTTGCAACAGATATTGTTGCAAATGCTGCTGCTAGCAACACTGTTGTAAAAATTAATAATTTAATTATTTCTAATATTAATGGAACATCTGCAGCAACAATTACTGCTAGTGTATATAGGTCTACAACAGAATTTAAGGTAGCACATGTTGTATCTGTTCCACCAGGAGCATCTATAGTTGTATTAGATAAATCTTCTTCTATTTATTTAGAAGAAGGTGATTCTTTAAGATTAACAGCTTCTGCCAACGCATTCTTGCATGCAGTATCTTCATATGAAATTATAGGATAAAATGGGTAAATTACATACCAGTATTGGAAAGTATTTAGGATTTTCTGGTACATATAACAGTGGTGGACTTTTTAAGCTGAATGAATTAAATCAGTTTACAATACCATCTACTGGCCTTATACTACACCTAGATGCAGGATCTAAAAGATCATATCCTGGTACTGGTACAGTTTGGTATGATTTAAGTCCCAGTGGATATCATTTTAATATTGTTGCAAAAGCATATCAAGATATTGGTCCTAAATATATGGACTTTAATGGAACAACTGGAATTGCAAAGTCTCAAATTTCAACGGAAACTGCAGCACCAGCATCTTATACAATTTTAGTATGGACAAGAATTAGAAATAGTACAACTCAATGGAGAACTTTAACAAGACCTTATACTGGAGATCACGTAGTTATATGTGAAGACGGTTCTTGGCGTGTAGGAATGTATGATAATGATGCAGCAGGATTTTTAGATAGTGGATTTTTACAAACAAATTTTCCAGGACAAGGAACTGGAACATGGATGTTTTTACACTTAAGAATAAATAATATTTCTAGTCCATACTGGCAAATGAGTTATAACAATACTCCAAATACAATAAGATCTTCCATAACAGATTCAAGGGCATATTCACAAAGAATCTTAGGAAATATAGGTGGATGGGGAGACAGCGACACAACTAATCCATCTTTATCTAGTCAATGGTGGGGAGATATAGCACAATATTATATGTACAATAGAACATTATCAAATGATGAAATTTTACAAATATTTAATTCAACAAGAAATAGGTTTGGTATATGACAAATAGAGGAATTATCGGATCAAATCAAATACTAAACACTTCATTACAAAGCGGTATTTGGAATATTGAAGAAAGAGTAGATTTTATAAACAATGATACTGCTAATGGTAGAGATATTATAACTTATGGACTTATTCTTCGTTTAGATGCAAGCAATATAAATTCATATCCTGGAACAGGATCAACTTGGAATGATCTTTCTTATGGATCATTTAATGGATCCTTAACAAATTCACCTGGATTTGATTCTTCTGACGGAAGAGGTTCTTTAACATTTAATGGCACAAATCAGATGATTACTGGAGTTCATAATACAACTTTAGAAACAACTGGAAATATGACATCAGATGTTTGGTTTAAAATTTCCGTAAATCCAGGAGACTGGGTAAGAGTTCTTGGAAAAGGAGATGCAACAAATAGAACACATGGATTATGGTACAACATGGGAGAATCCTACTTTTTATTTCAAAGATATGGAGCATCAGGAATGAATGTTCTATATTCAACAACAGTTTCAACTAACGTTTGGTACAACCTTGTTGGCGTTACAGACGGTACGAATAATTATTTATACGTAAACGGCTCTCTTGTTGGAACAACTGTTGGGCCAGCAACATATCTTACGTCTACCCAGCCATATACATTAGCGTATCATGGAGGAATACATGCTTACCATAATGGAAAAATTGGAGAAGCAAGGCTATATAATCGCCCATTGAGTGCAACAGAAGTATTAAAAAATTTTAATGCATCAAGATGGAAATATGGTATATAATATATAGATAGGAGAATTATGGCATCATCATTTGGATTACCTTCTAACCCTACAATTGGAGATACTCATGTAGTGGGAGATAGCACCTATGTATGGACAGGGGTAGTTTGGAATCAAGTAACCAATCAAGTAACCCAAGAACAAGTTCAAGACATCGTTGCTCCTTTATTAGTCCATAATAATCATACAAATATAACTGCAAGTTATGATGATATAAATAATCTTATTTTGCTTAACGGATCTTCAGGCGGAGGAGGAGGAGCCACGGATATAGCCCTTATAATTGGCTTATCATAAAAGGCATAGTATAATAACAATATGGCAACTTTCAGCAATTTAAAGGCACATGCGGTAGGAACTACCGAAGTAACCATTGCCAATATAATTAGTCCAACAGTCTTAACTGGCTGTAATTTTGCCAATATAATTGGTTCGTCAGCATCAATATCTTTATACGTAGATAATATCGATGAGGTGGAAGAAACAACTACAACATATTATATTGTAAAGGATAAAAGTGTGTTGGGAAACGAAAATTTAGATGTAATTTCGGCCAACAAAATATTTTTAAAAAATGGAGACATCTTAAAGGCTAAGGCCACAGTCCAAGCCTCTTTTGATATTCTAATCTCCACCATGGATGGTATTTAATGAACACAGATTTTGAAATCTTAGACCTCAGCTTTGCTGATAAGACCTTCTATGGCTTTAGATATAACAATGCGACTGGAAAGCTCATTGTCGAAAGAATAAATGACGGTTCCCCCGTAAAATTACCTGATGATAATGTCCTAAATAGAGACGATTATAAGACTTGGATTTGGACAAAACATACGGTACAATTTGAGTGGGACCAAAACCAAAAGACTAACCTGTTAATGGAGATACTATGACACAACTTATTGACCTAGGCAAGATCAGATTCTACTTTGCTGGCCTATGGGACGACACAACAACTTATGAATTAAACGATGTAGTTAAATACGGCGGTAACGTATATATTTACATATATGCACTAGCATCAGAAGGTCATTTGCCAACAGATGAAAATTACTGGGCATTAATGATCGAAGGTATCAAGTTTACAGGTGTTTGGGATGACGAAACAGAATATCGTGTAGGTGATGGAGTTGCTTGGGGTGGTAAGGTATACATCTCAATTAAAACAGGTTCAGGTCATACTCCGCCAAATGCAACATACTGGTCACAATTTGCAGACGGTATTCAGTATGAAGGAGCATGGTCAACAACTGTTAATTATCAAAAGAATGATATTGTAACATATGGACCTGATGTATTTATTGCTAAGCAAGATAATACAAATCAAAATCCATCATTAACCCCAGCATACTGGGATCCGTTTGTATCTGGCGTAGACGCAACAGGAGTATGGAATCAAGCAACAGCATATAAGCCAAATCAATTAGCAGCTTATGGTTCAAGAATTTATTTATCTTTAACAAACAATACAAACAAGATACCATCACAAAATCCATCTGATTGGACACAATTTATTGATGGTCTTCGTGCAATGGGCGTTTATAGCTCAGCAACACAATATCACGTAAATGATATTGTAACTTATGGTTCAACAGTTTATATTGCAAAAGGCGATACGATTAATCATACCCCAACAGATACAGCATATTGGGATATTTTAACTTCTGGTACAACATACAAGGGAGTTTGGGCAGCATCAACAGAGTATCTTGGCGGAGATATTGTACAATGGGGTGGCAATACATATATTACAGATACATTCCACTCATCTTCACCAGCATTTTCTACAGATAAAGATGTTTACTGGGAAAAGTATAACTCAGGAATCCGTTATCGTGGAGCATGGGCAGAAGAAACATTCTATATTGAAGGCGATGTTGTAAATGACGGAGAAAATGCACGAATTGCACTCGTAGACCACACATCATCAAATTTCTTGCTTGACGATGAAGAATACTGGGATATTTTAGCAAAAGGTGCTACTGGTCTTCTACCAGGACAAGGTGGTAAAGCTGGTTATGTACTTAGTACAGACGGAGCAGAAGCGTCATTTGAAAGAGATGTAACAAACCTATACTTCGGTGACGGTGCACGTACATTTATCGAAGGTCCAGCAGCATTAACAGATGTTGCAACTGCAGCAGCATGGGACACAGAAAGCTTTGCACAAGCAGTAGTTATTAATAATTTAGACACATCAACAGGCGATGGAGCTGCTCAATCAGCAGACTTTATTGCTTACACAGGAGACTCAACAAACGCATATGGTTGGGCAGATCTTGGATTCACAGGTAAAAACTTTACCGCATCAGAATTTGGTGTTACTGGCCCTGGAGACGGATATGTATTCGCTCAAGGATTTGAACCTTTAACCGCAGTAATTTCTGGAAAACAATTGGCTTCAAATGTTGCAACAATTACAACATCTGCAGCACACGGATTTACAACAAACAAAAAAGTAAGAATTGAAGGAGTTGGAGCTCCGTTTGATGGACTACATGTAATTACAAATGTAACATCAACAGAGTTCAGTTTTGCTAAAACAGCAGACGATGTCGTTGCTGGTGGCGCTACAGGAACTGCCTCGATGTACTTTGGTGACGGAAACCTTGTCCTTGCAACAGGAGACGGTGGAGCACAAAATAAAATTATTATTGCCGCTGGAGGATTTGCTTCAGGTAATGAACAAATTTCTATTACTCCAGATCAAAACGTACATATTGAAATTGCAACAGCTTCAACAAGTGCTACAACAGGTGCACTAACAGTCGTTGGTGGTGTCGGTATTACTGGAGACCAATATATTGCTGGTGACCTAACAGTTATTGGAAACGTAGACTTGCAGGGAGTTACAAAGCTTCCAGTAGGTGCTGGAGCAACAGCATATGAAATTTCAGCAGGACTTACAGATGCAGTTATTATTGCAGCTGGTACATCTAGCTCATTCGTACAAAATGCTATAGTAAACCTTGGAGTAGGAACTTCTACATCTGCAGACTATATTGCATATGCAGCAGAAGGAGATAACGTATCAGGTTGGATTGATATGGGTATCACAGGAGCCAACTTCAACGACGAATCATTTGGCGTAACTGGTCCACACGATGGATATCTATTTATGTCAGCTCCAGAAGGAACAACGGGATCTGGTAACCTTGTAATTGCAACAGACAATACAGGTACAGAAAATAAGATTATCCTTGCAGCTGGTGGTTTGTTTACTGGTAATGATCAAGTAACAATTACACCAAACCAAAATGTACACATTGAAATTGCAACACCTTCCGTTTCACCTACAACAGGTGCATTAACAATAGTCGGTGGAGTTGGTATCTCTGGAGACGTTAACGTAGCAGGTGCAGTTAATATTGCTGGTGAAATTACATTCGGCGGATCAGGAACAGTTGTAGAAACTGAAAACCTTGCAGTTGTAAATCCAATGGTATTCGTTGCTAGCGGAAACCCAACAGGAGACGGATTAACATTCGCATTCCTTGGAGAATCTCGTTCACAACGTACATTGACATTATCAGAAACAGTGACTTTCCGCTCAGCATCAAATAACGTAGCAACAATAGTAACAGGCACAACACACGATTATGAAGTAAATGATACAGTAGTAATTACTGGTGTTGATGATCTAGCTTCTATATCAGTTGTTATTGTATACGAAGTTACAGGTTCAACAACTGCTAAAATTACAACATCTGCAGCACATGGATTGTCAGCAGGACAATCAATTACTGTATCTGGTGTAGCAGCAACAGTTAACGGAACATATACAATTGCTACAGTTCCATCAACAACAACTTTAACATATACAGTATCATCAACAAGCAACGTTGCCCCATCACCAGTATCTGGTCTAGTACAACGTGTAAGCTTGCCAAACGTATATAACGGAAGTTATACAATTACTGAAGTTCCAACACCAACAACATTCAGATACGCTAGAACAATTCCAGATGAAGGAGTTGTAGCACCTAGCCGTACATATCCAACAGTAGTAAGTTATTCATTAACAAACGGTGTTGTCACACTTGTACTTAATGACGTACCGCAGGCAATTGTTGGAGACTCAATATTAGTTGCTGGAGTAACATCATTATTAAATGGTACAAGAACAGTGACAGCAAGAAGCACATCAGTTCCGTACTCAATATCATTTGCAAGAGCACTTGACAATATTACATCTACAACATTAACAACATCAGTGGTTGCAAATATTATTAGTCGTAACCGTACAAGTGGTGTTGCTACACTTACAACAAGTGCTACACACTCATTCGTACCAGGACAATCAATTGTAGTTGCTAACGTATCAGGAACATTCGATGGTACATATACAATTACAGCAGTTACAGGCACAACAATTTCATATGCACAAGCACTTTCAGATGTTATTGAAACAGCTGGAACTGGTGGCACTGCAACAGCAACATACCCAAGCTATGGATCATATAAGCTTCTAGGATATCTAGGTGCTGCTGTTGTAACTAACCCATTCCGTGGACAATACACAGGACTTGCACGTAACCAAGGAAACCAGAAATGGTACTTGGTCGGAGGAATTGCAAATAAGCCTTCAAATACAATTGACTTCTCAGTTCCAGGAACAACCTTCACTAGAGAAGATCTAAACGTAGATACACTTGAAGCAAGAATGGTTATGTTGGATAAAGATCCGTGGAGATCAACAGATGCCATTAACTATAATACATTTAACATGACTCCTTCTGTCTTAACATCTAGCACAACACTAGTTGCAAAAAGATATGGTAACATTACAGAAGGATATGTACATGCTACAGGTCATTACATGCTAGCATTAACAGCAACTGGACAGACATTAACTCTTCCAGCTTCTCCTCTAATTGGAGACACAATAAAAATTACTGATATAGCAAATAACTGTGCTAGATTTACTCCAACTATTTCACGAAACGGTGAATTAATAGAGGGTCAAGCCGAAGATATGTCATTTAATTTAAGCAATGAGAGCATTACATTAGTATACTCAAATACAAACAACGGATGGAGAATAGTGAGATAATATGGCAAACTTATCAACCCTTCTTGGGGTCAGCGACGTTAGAATTTATAAAAATTATCAGGAATACCGTACACCAGGAACTTATACATTTACAGTTCCAGCTGGCGTAACTAGAGTACGTGCAATAGTAATCGGCGGTGGTGGTGCTGGAGGAGCTTCTCCAGACGCAAACTATTACGGTGGAGACGGTGGTTCTGGTGGAGGTTTTGCCATGGGAGAATATACTGTTACTCCAGGACAAGCAATTTCAGTAACAGTAGGTGCTGCTGGAAGATCTCCACAAACTAGAGGTTGGCCAGATGGAACTGGTGAAAATGGAGGAACGTCTTCATTTGGCGCATTTTGTTCTGCAACTGGCGGCGGTGGTGGCGGATGGAGAAATAATAACGGAAAAACTCGTACTCCAGGAACTGCTTCAGGTGGAACTATTATAAATTCTAATGGAGGAACTGGTGGATATGGTTCTCCTTCTTCATGGGGATGGTCTACTGAAAAATACCCAGGTGGTGGCGGAGGATCAGCTGGTTCTTGGCTAGGTACTGGCGGTGGTGGTGGTAACTGTGAGTCACACGGTGGACAAACTGCTGCTGGACCAGGTGGAGGTGGAATTGGCGGACCAGGTGGAAATACTGGATGGCCAAGTAGTAGCTCTTCTAATTATTGGATGTGTGGTGCAGGTGGTGGAGGATCCGCTGAAGGTGGCGGATACGGATACTATGCTGAAAATTATCCAACACAATCAGGATTTGGTGGAAGAGGAATTTTAGCACCTAGAGTATCTGCAGCAATTCAACATCATCAAGGAGGAGTTCAAGGACACAATCAAGGAACATATGGAGCTTTTGAGCAATGGGGAAGAGAAATTCACGAAGGTGCAGGATCTAATAACTATAACATTAAAGGCATAGACCTAAATGGTGCAGTAATGGCACCTACAGCATTTGCAACACCTAGATTACTAACAACAGTTGGATCTGGTGGTGGCGGTGGCGGTGGCATTTCCTGGGTTGCATATTGGGCTGGTGGAAATGGAGCTGCAGGTGGAGGCGGCGGAGGTTCACAGGCATACAACTATGGAACAGGAAACTCTGGACAAGGTGGATTTATGGGTGGTGGATCTGGATCAACAAATGAAGGTATGTATGCTGGCAACGGTGGAGTAGGTGGCGGAGGTGGCGGTGGAGGCTCAATGCACGGCTGGCAAGGCTGGACAACACACTACGCTGGTGAAGGTGGTCCAGGATACGTAGCAGTAGAATGGGCATAAGGAGATAATAAATGACTAAATGGGCAAGAAAAGATCTAGACGGCCATATTGTAGAAATCATAGATTTTGATCCTACTGGAAAATTCCATGAAGGAATTATATGGACAGAAGTTGATGATTCTGCAGAAGTATGGCTTCCAGCTTATACTCCAGAAGCATCTCCAGCACCACAAGGTCCAGCATTAACTCCAGAAGAAGAAGCTCAAAAAGCAATCGATCTTGCAGAAGCTAATGCAAAATTTGAAGCATGGAGAATAGCACAAGGCCTTCCTCCAGTATCATAAAAAGAAGTTTTAAATGAGTTTAAAACGACGTTGGGGAAGACTCGATGAAGAAAATAAAGTAATTGAGTTTACCAGAGTAAATCCAATAGGCAGATTTCATCCAGATATAAAATGGATTGAGGTAGATGAAGATACAAAATGGGGTACACAGTTAACCCTATTTGGCTCTGAAATAAAATATAATGTAAATGAGTATGTAGGACAACCAGTAGATTTAAATGAAGTATTTAATCAAATGGAACAAGAAAGAAAAAAGGCTGAAGAAAGATTAAATAATCCTAAACCAATAACTAGCGACTTTACAGTATATGTTGACGAAGAACTACAGGAACTTTAATCAAAAGTTTTTTTATTCCAAAACATTTTTTTATAATATCCACTTAGTACAGAATTAGCATCAAACTTAACTTGCTCAGATGCATTCATATATTTATCGTCATAGGAAACTTCGCTACTCCAAGATTCTTTTTTAAACGGAATAATTTGTGCTATTGGTGTTCCTCTTTCTATAATTCCTTCAAAATCTGATTTTAAGAAAAATGGAATACTTCCTTCTGAAAAATATTTGTCTGCATCCATAATTCCAGAAGTTGTTGTAAACGGCAAATCAAATCTATTTAATGGATGAGTTACCATAACAGAGTAACCCCTTGGAACTTTAAAACCAAATCTTCCTAAAAAAGCCCAATTCTCTGGATCGTGTCCAGATGGAACTGGAATTCCTTTTACTCCACCAGACTCTCTAAATACTACTGGATTTGGAGGAACCTTCCATGAAAGTACAGCCGCTTTAACACCAGGTTCCCTTGTAACCTGAATATCAGTATGGAGTCTAAGAACATATCCAAAGGTTAAAGAATCTAAAAATGGCACACACTGCTTTCCAGTACTATTTGAAGATAATTCTCTTATTTTTGGTTTTCCACCTATCCAAGAATCCATATCCTTGTACCATTGAGGTATTATTTTTTTTGCAGGAATAGGATGCTCTAATTTAGGCTCTTTTTGAGTAGGAATAAATATTATTTTTTTCATGTATTTATAATACCATTTATTTAATTAAATTAAAAGCCCCTTTTCAATATTTATTTTATATGATATAATTTATATAATTAAATTGATAATTATCATAATTATCAAATATTTTAGTATGGGAAAACATGTCAGAAGAAACAAAAACCCCTAATGCCGAAGTAGCTTTTGTCGTTGTAAAAAACCTAGACGGAACCTATAAACTATTAGATTCATTAAAAGATGAAGTAGTTACCTCTAGAAAAGCCTCTAGACTAGATATTAAACTAGCTGCTGGAGAAATTTATAGCTCAATTGCAAATGCAGAATCTGCAGAAGCTGTATTAATGTTATTGGCAAGATCTCAACAAAATCAAGAGCAAGCAGAGCCAAATAAAGAATAATTGATGCGTTTTCATGTGGTAAGTCTTCCACATACTCAAACGACTAAAGAGTATGTCAATTGCGCCTTTACTGAAAAAGTAAGGCGCTTTTGTCTTATGATGAAAGACTTAGGTCATGAAGTTTATTTATATGCTGGGGAACAAAACGAAGCCCCCTGTGATGAACTAATTACTTGTATATCAGAAGAAGAAAGAATTAATGGTCTTGGAGATAAACATTTTACTTCTGCATCTTTTGATATAACACAACCTTATTGGGATAAATTCTTAAATAACGTAATAGAAGAATTACGCCCACGACTTCAACAAAAAGACTTTATATGTCTTATTGGAGGAACATCTCATAAACCAATAGCAGATGCCTATCCAGAACATATGTCAGTAGAGTTTGGCATAGGATATGGATCTACATTTGCTAAGTATCGTGTATGGGAATCATATTCTTGGATGCATGCATCGTATGCTTCATATAAAGATCCAACAAAAGTTGACGGATTATTTTATGATACAGTCATACCAGGATATTTTGAACCAGAAATGTTTCCATGTCAATCAGAAAAAAAAGATTATTATTTATATATAGGTAGAATGATAGAAAGAAAAGGCGTAGATATTGCATCTCAAATGTGTAAAGAAATTGGTGCAAAATTAATAATGGCTGGGCCTGGAGATTATATTCCAGAATATGGTGAATATATTGGTCCAATAGATTCTGATAAAAGAGCAGAGTTAATGGGAGGAGCAATTGCAGTAATAGCCCCAACAACATATATAGAGCCATTTGGAAATATTGTTCCAGAAGCACATTTTTGCGGAACTCCAACAATTACAACAGATTGGGGAGCATTTGTAGAAACAAATCCAAATGGAATAACTGGATATAGATGTAGAACATTGGATGAATTTTGCAAAGCGGCTGAAGATGTTAAAAAATTAAATCCTCAAATTATTCATGATCGTGCCATGGCCACATACTCAGTAGATGTTATAAAATATAAGTATGATAAGTATTTCAAAGGACTTTTGACGTTATGGGATAATGGCTGGTACACAAGATTATAAGTCATATAATGGTACAATATAAAAATGGCAACTACAGGTAAGGGTTTTCATTACCCAGTATATACAGACACACCAGACGTCCCTAGAGACCTGGAATACTTAGCTGAAGACGTAGATGCATATTTAACAACACACCCTGGTCCAACAGGTGCTACAGGTCCAACAGGACCTGCAGGTGCAACAGGTCCATCAGGACCAATTGGCCCAACAGGCGCTACAGGCCCAACTGGACCAACAGGTCCAACTGGTCCATCTGGCCCACAAGGAACTGCGGTAACAATTCTTGGAACATATAATTCATTAGGTGAATTGCAAACAGCACACCCAACTGGAAATGCTGGAGATGGTTATTTAATTGGCGGAACTCTTTATGTTTGGTCAGCATCAACATCATTATGGGAAAATGTTGGTAATATTCAAGGTCCAACAGGAGCTACAGGACCAACTGGCCCAACAGGACCACAAGGTCCTTCTGGAACAGATTCGGTTGTTCCTGGTCCAGAAGGGGCTACAGGCCCAACAGGACCTGCAGGTGCAACAGGTCCATCAGGACCACAAGGTCCTCAAGGTCCATCTGGCCCATCAGGCCCAGTAGGAGCTCAAGGTGCAACTGGACCATCTGGCGCAAACTCTACAGTTGCTGGACCAACAGGTCCAACTGGACCAGTAGGCCCAACGGGACCAACGGGACCAGCTGGTGAAGTGACATTACTTGGAGCACAAACCCTTGTAGATAAAACATTAAATTATGCTACATTGTTATCTGGAACAGAAACTACTAATATTGTTGCTTCCGCTGCCACTGGAACAATTAACATGGATGCTGAAACATCAACAATTTATTATTATACATCTGACGCAACAGCAAATCATACATTAAATTTTAGATATAATTCATCAACATCTTTATCTTCAAAATTAAGTGTTGGAGAAGCAATAACATTTGTTTGGATGAACACAAGCGGTACAACAGCATATTATCCATCAACTATTCAAGTAGACGGAACAACTGTTACTCCAAAATGGCAGGGAGGAACCGCACCAACTGGAGGCAATACAAGCTCTGTAGATTTATATACATTTACAGTTATTAAAACATCGGCTACACCAGCCTATTTAGTTCTTGGATCACAAACTAAGTTTGCGTAGGATTAATTATGCCAATAATATCATCTAGAAGTTCAGGGTCTTCAAGAGGCTTTGGATTTGGCATTGGCAAAGCTGGACCAATTGCAACTGGTGGAGATATAATTGCAACATATGGATCTTATACATATCATACATTTTTAAATAGTGGAACATTTACAATGCTTTCATCAAAACAAGTAGAAGTTTTAACAGTTGGCGGTGGCGGAGCTGGTGGAGGACATCACTCTACTCTTTATACAACATATGGCGGTGGTGCTGGAGCTGCATTATTAGCAACAACAACATTGTCTCCAAGTACATATACAGTTACAGTTGGAAATGGTGGTTCTGCACCATATTCTACACAAGGCGTTCGTGGACCTAATGGTTCTAGTTCTCAATTTGGATCATTAACCGCAGCATCTGGTGGCGGTGGTGGCGGAGCATCTACTGGAGGTGGCGCCTATTATAATACACCTTCACAAGATGGTTCAACTGGTGCAAGCGGAGGAAATGGTGGAGGAGGATCGCCAGCAGGTTCTGGAACACAAGGTTTCGCTGGCGCATTAGGCGGAGGTGGAGGTCAAGGTGGAGCAGCAGGTTCCACAACTCCTGGAACTGGTGTAAATTATTTAGATTGGGCGATTGCTTCTGGTAAAGGTGTAAGTGGTTTATTTGCTGGAGGTGGAGCATCTGTAGATTATTTAAATGCTGTTGGCGGCGGAGGAAATGGTGGAGGTCCAGCGCCATGGGGTGGAACTGGAGTATCTGGAATTGATGGAACTGGCGGTGGCGGTGGAGGCGCAGGAAGAAATCAGGATTCATATAAAGCAGGTGGAAGTGGTGGTAAAGGAATTGTTATAGTTAGATATTTAGGTTCTCATCCTGATGCAATTATAAGAACAACACCTGGTGCAGTTCCAACAAATATATCAGTGCCATCCATTGGTGGATCAGCATCTCCTGGCGGCACACTTACAAAAACATCAGATGGATCTTGGAATAATCAAACATCTTTGGAATATAAGTGGCAATACTCTAATGATGGATCTTTATGGGGAGATAGAACAGCCTGGTCATCAACTTATTCAGATTATTCAATAAGTCCATCTTCTACCGCACAAGCACCTTGGCAATACTTTACTTCTTATCCAGCAAAAAATTCTACTAATCAATCATATAATTTAAGACAAGGTTTAAATGGAACACCAGATCAAGGACTGTACTATAGACTCGCAGTAAGAGCTTTAAATTCAAATGGATATTCTGCACCAGCATATTCATCATCATCATCACAGATTCCACTAATTCCAGTATATTCTGGAGGAGGAAGCTATTCAGGAAGTTTTTCTGTAGGAAGTACAATATTTGCAACAAGAGGAACTTGGAGTTCAACTGCAAATCAATGGCTATATCAATATATTAGAGCATCTAATGCAGATGGAAGCAACGTTCAGGCATTTCCACAAATAGGTTCTACGGATTCTGCTGGAAATACTACTCCTGGATGGACTTATGGAAGAAACTATACACTTACATCAGCAGATAGAGGATATTATGTGGGATGTATACTTACACCAATAGGAGGGCCTATTAGTGGTGGAAGTGGTGTTACAATTGTGTTTGGATACTTACCATGACAGATATTATAAATATTGAACAGCCAGAAGAGGCACCAACATTATTTAAGGTCTCTTCAGACATTGAGTCTGACGAATTATATATTAATTGGATTAAAGCAACACCTGGAAGTAGATGGGTTGACATTCAAAATACTGGATTAAATATTATTAGAGAAAATAGAGATAATGTAATTTATATTTATAATGAATCATCAGATAGTTGGGATATTGATGTCATATAAATTAAAAGTGTTATCAGACTACCCACTAGCATTTTGGCCAGCAGAATCAGTTTCTGGTAGCGGACTTATGACATACCAAGATTTAATAGATACATTCGATACATATCAAGATTTTGTAAATGCTTTTGGTAACTATGCAGAAGCTGGTGGAAGTTTAACAGAAGATATTTCTGGATCAAGTAATTCAGCTATCTATAATGGAACATATACAGACGGATTACTTCCTTTAGTTCCAGGTTTTATACAATCGGCAAAATTAACTGGATCATCATCAATACTATATCCAGTATTAAATGACTATGCTGGAACAACAAATGCGGCAGGGTTTGGAACATCAAATTCATCAGATAATGATTTTACACTAGAGTGCTGGGCTTACTTTAATACATCTTCAGAGCTAGAAATACCTTTAGTTGGAGATGCAGAAAATTCAGTTGGGTTATTTTATGATAATAAAAATATAGTTTTTAAATTAAATTCAGAACAGATATCTTGGACAATTCCATATTTAAAGAAATCGTTTCATATAGTTGCATCATATACTGGATCTAAAGCTTATTTGTATATTGATGGAGTTTTAGAAGAAGAAAAAACTCTTTCAAACTTTACATTTTCTAATACCTCTTTAAATTTATCTTCTGGCCCAGTGTCCAATTTAAGCGACTACATGCTTATAAATTGCATAGCAGTCTACAGATACTCCCTTGGACTTGAAAATGTTAAAGCTCATTATGACTTAGGTCAAAGTATTAATCCAGTGGAAGTAGTGTATCCAGACGGTGGTGAATTATTTAATATATATGACGATGCCTTATCTACAAAATATTCATACTCCTATCCAGCAACAAAATCCTGGGACTATTTTTTAAATAACGATTTATATTATGATAATATAAATAATGCAATAAGAATTGCATATGGTTCTGGTATTTCAAAAACGGTAACAATAGAAGATTTTATTACAATACCTAGTGCTCCAGAAATGGATAATTCTAGAATAGAATGGTATGGAGATAATGGTATATCAGTAGAGACCAGTATAGATGGTATAACATATGTGTCTTGTACAAATGGTCAGCCAATCCCACAGTATTCCCTAGACTCTTTTGATACATCAAGAGATTTATATATTAAGATTACAATGCAGACAACTGACGACAGCAAGTATTTGCCAAAATTATATACATTATCTATGAGCTTTTATAATGATCAAGCTTTTTATGCAAACAATTCATCGGCGTATATTTCTACAAATTCTGGAGGAATTGGATTAAGCAATTCAAATGAATATACTTTACTGTCTAGAGATTCAAGAAATGGCATCGCAGTTCAATCTGGGGGAAGTTTTTATATAAATACAAATACTCTAACTAAATCATTAGAGTTCTTTTATACTCCATCAGATTTAAATGGTGGCGGTCTAGTAGAATCATTAGATGGCTCAAATTATGACGCATCATCCCTTGCTTGGCCTGCAGGCACATTATCAAAAACCAATATAGATAAAATATATGTAAACGGATTAGACAAGAGTTCACAAACAGATGTTCATAATGTCTTTACCAAAGATCAGCTCCAGCATGTAGTAATTACATTTACTGAGCCTATTTCTGGTGCTATTAAGATGAATTATTCTACCACTGGAGCAATTTCGGCACTTTACCAGAATATAGCCCTATATAATTATTCATTAACAGCAAGTCAAGTATTAGAGCATTTTAATTTATACCTAGGCAATTCATCGGTTAGCCTTCAAAATGCGTTAATGTCTGTGACAGAAAACTCAATAAGTTATTATAATTATGACTGGAAGGTCGTAGAAAACATATAATTTTGTCATCAAGGTTGACAAAATATGGACTTTGACCCAAAAGAATGGTAAAATTATAACCTATGGATATTAATAAAATTAATACAAAGGTTCTAGATGAAGAGACTAGACTTGGTATATATGTCTGGGAAATGCCAGATGGAAGGTGGATAGGCGATGATGAAGGAAACTATTTATCAATCACCTCAACAAAAGGAAACAAGTCACGAATTTCTTTATTGGCTAATGAAGTTCGGTCATACGGTATTTCTGAAGGCGGGCCTCTATTTCTTTCTGGACGCAGGAAAATCGACGACGAAGAATTTGAATATCAGCAACAAAGATTAAAGTGGGGTCTTGTACCAGATCCATTGGATATTGGTAATTATAAAGATGAAATGAAAGCGTTGAAAAACGGAGGGCTAAAATAATGGAATATATTAACGAAGAAGATACATTTAGTAATGAGGTATCAGTATCTAATTCATCAGACATGTTTAGTTTTAGCCAGCCAGTAGTTATTGAAACAGATCCATTTAAAGTATCTGGAGACGATTTAAAAAAGATTAATGGACTAAGTCCAACATTTCGTCGTAAGATGTCAAGAGAATTTCAAAAAAGATTTAGCGGAATAGAAGGAACTGGAACTCAACAGAACCTACTTCAACAGGCAGTAACAGGATATGCAATGTTTGATCTTGTACAGCCTATTTATAATTTAGAATATCTATCTAAAATTTATGAGATATCTCCATACAACTATGCAGCAATTAATGCTAAGGTCGCTAATATTGTTGGACTTGGATACTCATTTGTAGAAAGCAAAAAGGCTATGGAAGCCTTGGACAATATTACAGATGAAGTTCAGTTAAATCGTGCACGTAGAAAAATGGATAGAATTAGACAGCAATTAGAATTGTGGCTAGAAGATGTAAATGAAGAAGAAACATTTATTGAAACATTAATAAAGGTATACACAGATCTTGAAGCAACAGGAAATGGATTTATTGAAATAGGAAGAACTACAAGCGGAAACATTGGATATATAGGACATATTCCTGCAAAGACAATGCGTGTTCGTAGACTTCGTGATGGATTTATTCAATTGCTTTACGGTAAGGCTGTATTCTTTAGAAACTTTGGAGATACAGAAACAGAGAACCCAATTGCTGGCCAAGAAGATAGACCTAATGAAATTATTCAGCTGAAGAAATATACACCTATGGATAACTATTATGGTATCCCAGACATTGTTGCTTCACAAAATGCTATGGCAGGAAATGAATTTGCTGGAAAATATAACTTAGATTATTTTGAAAATAAGGCGGTTCCAAGATATATTATTACAGTAAAAGGAGCTAAGCTATCTACAGAATCAGAAAGAAAACTCTTAGAGTTTTTCCAAGTAGGGCTTAAAGGAAAGAATCATAGATCACTTTATGTTCCACTTCCACCAGATTCAGCAGACTCTAAAGTTGAATTTAAGATGGAACCAGTTGAAGCAAACATTCAAGACTCATCATTTAATACTTATAGAAAAGCTAACCGTGACGAAATCCTACTTTCACATAGAGTTCCAATAAATAAAATTGGAGTTCCAGAAGGAGTCAGTCTTGCCTCTGCCAGAGATGCAGATAAAATGTTTAAAGAGCAAGTTTGTCGTCCAGCTCAAGATATTTTAGAAAAGAAATTAAATAGAATCGTTGCAGAAAAAACAGACGTTCTAGTTCTTAAATTTAATGAGCTTACTTTAACTGATGAAGATACTCAGTCTAAAATTGATGAAAGATATTTAAGAATGCAGGTTATAACCCCTAATGAGGTAAGAATTAGAAAAGGCATGGTCCCAATTGATGGTGGGGATGCAGTAATTCAATTAAAACCTCAACAGGCTGCAGAACAAATGGCCCAGGCTTCTAATAGTAGAAGAAGAACCCAAGAAAGAGATAATAATGCACCTGATATTTCAGGGGAGGCCAGAAATCCAAAAGGTGAGGGTAGAACGACTGCTTAATTATTAGGCAACTAGTTATTTGCCTTTTTATATTTTAAAAGATAAAATTAAGCATATGAATATTGAAAAATCTTATTGGTCTTCAAATGGCGACAATATTAATTTGTCCGTTCCGTTTACAAAGGTCAACCGTGAAAAAAGAACTGTTTCTGGATTCGCTACTTTAGACAATCTGGATCAAACAGGAGATGTCGTTACGGCTGATGCAAGCCTAAAAGCTTTTGAAAACTTCCGTGGGAATATTCGTGAAATGCATGGATCAAATGCTGTTGGCAAAATGGTTTCATTTAAGCCAGAAACATTTTATGATCCAAAAAGCGGAGAATTTTATAATGGAGTCTATGTAGACGCATATATTTCTAAAGGCGCACAAGACACATGGGAAAAGATTTTGGACGGAACTTTAGCAGGATTTTCAATAGGTGGAAAAATTATTGACTCAGATAATGAAGTTAATAAGTCTACAGGACAAGCAGTTCGTTTTATTAAAGAATACGCATTGATGGAATTATCAGTTGTTGATTCACCAGCAAACGAACTATGCAACATTTTGTCTATTCAAAAGATGAATGGTCAATTAATGTTTAAAGGAATTGCAGCAGAAACTGCTACAGAAAATATTTTTTATTGTGAAGAAAGTAAATCAGTATTCATCTCACACGATGCATCTTACGACTCCCCAGTTACTGGTAAACCAGCAACATTAATTGGTTGGGTAGAGAGTAACGATGTTAACAAAGCTAAAGAGATAGATAAAATTCTTGATTCGTTTATGAAGTCAAGATTACCGTTGCCTGAAACACAAACAATTGCAAAACAGGCAAACGTAGAAGGAGGTAATGAAGTGTCAGAAAACACAGAAAACGTAGTTGCAGAAGATGCAGTAGCACCAGAAGCAGCCGTAGAAGAAACACCAGTTGTTGCTGAGGAAGCACCAGCTGCTGAAGTTGCTGTAGAAGATGCAGTAGCAGACGCTTCTGCCGAAACTCTAGAAAAAGCAGCCGACGTATCAGAAGTTGAGGTTGATGAACCTGATTTTGCAAAGATGCTTGGTGACCTAAAAGGATTTTTCTCAGAGACTCTAAATAAAGCTTCAGAAGCAAATGCAGCACAAGTTTCAACAATCAAAGAGACAGTTGAAGTTTTCAGCAAGAGCGTCGATAGCAGAATTTCAGAATTGGCAGAACAACATGCCGTATTAAGCAAGGCTGTTGAAGATATCAAGAGCACGATTGATGGCGTAGAAAAGCGTGTCGATGCAGTTGAATCAGAGACTGCAATTAAGAAGTCCTCAGACCTTGGCGGGTCTCAGGAAGTAACAATCAAAAAATCAAAATGGAACGGTTCTTTCCTTGGTTCCGTAAACGAATTATTCAACTAAAAGGGTAGGTGAAAAAAAACAATGAGCAATGAAACATTAGAAAAAGCAGTTGCCGCTAATACAACAGCAACAGGTACTTTTGCTTCCACATCAGGAGGCGACGGTATTCACACAGGTTCCGAAAACGGAAATGGTGGTCTGTTAAATCCAGAGCAATCTGCACGATTCTTAGATTATATGTTTGATGCAACCGTAATTGGTAAAGTAGCACGAACAGTTCGCATGAAGGCTGATACAACAGAAATTGATCGTATTGGTGTAGGCGAAAAACTTATGAAGCTCGCAACAGAAGCTGACAATACAGGTGTAAACTCTGCAGTCACTTTCTCAAAGATCTCTTTGACAACAAAGAAGCTTCGCTTGGATTGGGAACTTTCAACAGAGTCTCTAGAAGACAACATCGAAGGTCCAGATCTAGAAGATCATATTGCCCGCATGATGGCAACACAAGCAGGTAATGACATTGAAGACGTTATCCTTAATGGTAACGAGTCACTAACAGGTGACGCACTATACAAGGCATTTGACGGAGTTGTTAAGAAGTCAAAGGCTAACGGTCACGTTGTTGACGCAAATGGTGCAGGAGTTTCTCGTGCTGTATTTAATTCAGCATTGAAGGCACTTCCACGTAAGTACAAGCAACGCAGAGCTGATCTACGATTCCTAGCAGGTTCAAACTTGATTCAGGATTATCTATACTCAGCTTCAGTTCTTGGTGATTACGGCTCAAACAATCCACAGGACATCGCTTCAAGCGTTATCCGTGGACAAGGTGTACAGCCTCTAGGTGGTCCAGCAGGTTATGTGGCTCCATTCGCATTTGGTATTCCAATTGTCGAAGTTCCACTTCTTCCTGAAGCACAAGATGGCGATTACACAGGTGAGACAGGAAATCACGGAGACATCCACTTGACATTCCCAAATAACGTAGTTATTGGTATCAAGCGTGATGTAACTGTTTACCGTTTCTTCTGGCCACGTAAGGACTCAATCGAGTACACAATGTATACTCGTGTTGGCGTTCAAATCGAGCAGGCAGACGCTTGGGTAGTAGTTAAAAACGTTAAGGTCGCTTCTTAATTATTTAAGAATTAGACTAGCTGGAGAAGCCCCCAATTTATTTTGGGGGCTTTTCATTTTAATTTAGTAATGCTATAATTAAATAACCTAGACAAAGGAGAATATATGTCATTTGAGACATTGAAGATATCTGATTTAAGAAAGATCGCTGAAGATTTTGGCGTAGATACAGAAGACCTAAAAAATAAAAACGATATTATTGCATCACTAGCGGAAGAAGGCGTTACCTGGGCGGTATACGAAAAGACGATTAAAGACGTAGAGAATGCAACAGAAGATATTTCCCAAGAAGTATTACCTAAGTTTGATCCAAATAAGGAGCAGCCAGAGAACACTGTCCTAGTCAGAATGACAAGAGCTAACTTTAGATATGATATTATGGGATTTACATTTACAAAAGATCACCCATTCGTAGCAATGGATAAAGAAAAAGCACAGCAAATTTTTGACAAGGAGGAAGGTTTTAGATTAGCAAACCCAAAGGAAGTACAAGAGTTTTATAGCTAAACTAAGCCTTTAAAATGGCAGAGATATTAATTAGAACACAGTCACCAGTAACACATCAGGTTTTCTGGAATGGCGACATTGCAACACCAGATTCAACACCAATAGTAAAGGTGTATGATATTACGAGTGACCCAGCAATAAATCCAACAATAAATCCAACCGAACTACTTGATACACTAACTGCCGTTTTAGATGAAAATAATCCAGGAACTTATACTGTTTATGTTCCATATGAATTTACAGACAGAAATAGAACACTAAGACTTCAATGGGAATATTCTATAGACGGAACAAATATTGCTAGATCTGATGAAGTTTTTGTTGTTACCCCATATGTAGATTTTAATCACGTACAAGATTTAGGTTTTAGTACAGATTCATCAGATCCAAATTATAGATCATATAAAGATTTAGTTCGTGCAGAAAAGTATGCTCGTAAACAAATTGAACAATATACAGGACAGAGTTTCTTTTTATACGATGACGTATTTGTATTAAATGGTTATGATTCAGACACACTTCCTTTGCCAGCAAAAATATATGAGCTGCACGAACTTTACGCAAACGACATTTTACTTGTAGACAATCTTAATGAAATTAATAATTGGAATTATGATGTTCAAATTTCTGATACTGGATATGGAATAAGAGTTAATAAAGCTAGCTTATTAGACAATACAGTTTACACAGCAAACGGTATGGTTCCGCCTACAATTAATGACTCTAGCGGTATTTTTCAAGATAATGTAAGTTATAAAGTTCAGGGGCGCTTTGGCTGGGAAAGAGTTCCAGATGATGTAGAATTAGCTGCAATTGAATTAATGAAAGATTATTTTTCTAAAGATACAGCATGGAGAAATAAGTACATAAAGAATATTTCTACTTTCGATTGGGATTTTGAATATACATCAGAAGCATATGCTGGCACTGGCAATGCTTATGCTGACAGGCTTTTAGCAGATTATGTGATGGTGAGCAAGGTTCAGGTAATCTAATGTATGACCTTATAGACTCAGTTTTATCTATGAAAATGGATATATACAGACAATCAGATTTACAGGATCCAGATACTGGGGCTATAGTAAAACAATGGAATTATTATAAAACAATAGACTGTCACGCAAAAGGAATTATTAGCAATTCAGCTACAACAAGATCAAGTGACAAACAGATCATGTCTAATAAATATTCTAACGAACAGGTAATACAGGTTAGAACATTAGATAGAGTACTTTTTAGAGAAAAAATAACAAACGTAAGAAATAAAGACGGCTTAGTTATTTGGTCAGAAATAAACTTTCCAACAGAAACCCCAACAGTTTTTGAGGTAATGGGTTCAACACCAATTACAGACCCATTCGGAGTAGTTATTGCATGGAACACAACAATGAAGAGATCGGAGAACCAACAAATTGGACTCTAGTAGACTTCTTGTTCAAACAGCTAGCAGCCTAGAAAGATTTATGGTGGGAAGCCCAAAAGATGCTATTATGAAAGATAGTAATGTGGCACAAATATCTGCTGCAATTTATTATCAGGCAAACGTTATAGCAAAGCTAACTTCAAGCAAACAATTTAAAGACAAATTTAAATCAGTAATATTTTCTCAGATATTAAATGATTTTGGCAATTATGTAGATAGTCAAGCAAGAATGAAGCCTAGATCTCTTCATCATATGTATGAATGGAAAAGAGTTGGAGACCCAGAGGCAAGACTATTTAATTTAAAAATGTTAGATGGAGAAGGAATTTCATTTAAGGTCGCATATGAATATAAACTATCTCAATCATTTGTTCCAGCGCCAGAAGGAAGAAGAAAGCACGTATTTGCTAATAAAGCTTCTGTGATGGAATCTGGAATGCCTCTTAAAATTGCTCCACGCCATTCTGAGAGACTTGTATTCGATTCTAATGGTGAGACTATCTTTATGCCCAAAGGGGCCTCAGTGACCGTTCAGAGGCCTGGTGGAAGCAGTGTAAAAAATCAATTTACATTAAAATATAGCATATTCTTTAGAGGACAATTAATTAATCAATCTATTAAATCTTCTGGATTTCAAAAGATATTTAATTCAGCACTAACTAAAGCAATGAAATTACCAACGCCTATCAAAAAGGTTCAGTACTCATTTGCCCCAAATACAATTAGATCTATGGCGGACTCAGCAGTCACACAGTCATTTGGAGGTGCAATGATATGACAGTTAATTATAAATTAGACGCAATGCTAGAATTAAGAAAGTTTTTATGGAGTAGATTAACTGCTTTAGGCATATTTGATGATCAGGAATACTATAGCGACAATCTTGCAGAGACTATTGTTCCTATTATTCCAGTTCAACAAGCACCAGAAATGAATCAATTTTTAAGTGGCAAAAAGCATATTATCTATGATAAGATCGGCACATCTTATGAAGATAACTGGATGGTCTGCTGTGAACAAATATTATTTACCGTATATTCAACAGATATATCAGAAATTAATGAAATTAGAAACTTCATGATGGATGAATTTAGAAGAATGGACGAATCTGCTAGAGATATAAATAAATGGTCTGGCCTATCTAATAAGTTTAAATTCTATACCATATTTGTTGCCGATATATCCCCTACAGAACCTTCAGAAGAACTTCAGGGATTCTTCTCAACAGATGTCATTTTAGAGATAAAATATTCTAGAATGGTGGATCTAGTAGGCCGTTTTATATAATTTGCCTTATGGTCAAATATGGCCTAAAATTAGACTAAGAGGAAAGAGCCTAGCCAGCCAAATTAATTTTAAAAACCACAGGAGGTGGAGATAAAAATGCCATTAACATCACAAGCAACTGGTAATGCCCGCAATATTCTTGTAGGAGCATCACCTTTATTTCTTTCAAATGTTGATATTACAGAAACTGAGTACGTAGAAAACGCAGAACCAGGTTACGGTGTAACCTCATCTGCAGTCAATGTACCAGCATTCGCTACAGGTGAATCATACACAACAACATTGAACGATGCGACAGACGGTCTTTCAGTAGCCCCAGATTTCTATTACAGAAACGTAGGTTACACAAATAACGGTCTTCAAATCACATACAATCCAACATACGATTCAGTAACAGTGGATCAGCTTCTTGATACAGCTAAGCTGTTCAAGTCTGCGATGGAAGTTATGATTGCAACAGAAATGTCAGAAGGTACTCTAGAAAACGTTCTAGTTGTATTCGGACAGAAAGCATCAACACTTACAACATCAGGAACTGGACAAACAAAGAAGGATGAGTTGGGTCTTGAGGCAGGTGCACTTGGTGCAGCTCCAACAGAGCGTCAACTAATTGCAGTCGGACAAGCTCCTACAGCAACAGCTACATCGACAGAGCGTGTATATTATGCACGTCGTGTTCTTTCAGTACAACAGTCACAATTCTCTTTGTCACGTAGCACACCAACTACATTTCCAGTAACCTTCCGTCTTCTCCCATCAGGTAGCTCAAGCTACGTAGGATCAGAATACGGTAAGATTATTGACCGTGTATTAACAGTATAATAATTTAATTAAATTATTAACAGGAACCCCCAGAAATGGGGGTTTTCTGCTTGTATTATTAAATCAAGTTTAGTATAATGATTAAGACTATCCAAGGAGGATAAATTGGCTACAACAGTATACGACGTAGAAGAGATCACCTTACAGAATGGTGATAAAGTTAAATTAAAGCCCTTAACAATTAAGGCTCTAAGAAAATTTATGGCAGCAATTGCTAAAACAGCAACATCTCAAACAGAAGACGAAACATTGACTATATTAATTGAGGCATGTGCGGTTGCGATTGAGTCACAATTACCAGAACTAGCTGCAGACATGGATAAGCTTGAAAGCGCATTAGATATGCCAACTATCAATCGTATTCTTGAAGTTTGCGGAGGAATTAAGCTTGACGACCCAAACCTGGGAGCGGCAGCAGTTCTAGCTGGTCAGAACTCGATCTAGCCGCTTTATTGGGGGAAGTTTTTCTTTTAGGTAATTGGAAAAATTACGACGAACTAGAAGACAATCTTTCAATGCCAGAACTTATACAAACTTTTAAGTCTATGCAAAAAACTGAAGAGGAGAAAAGAAAATTTCTAGCATCTCTTCAAGGCATAAATTTAAATGAAGAAACAAAAGAAGAAGGTCCTACCTTCGATGATATCAGAAAGAGGGCCCTTGGAATAAACGCATCAGCAGATGATGTTGTTTCACTACAAGGTCCTTATGCAGCAGAAGCTGGATTTGGTATCGGAGCAGGACTAGGATACTCTAAGGAGTAATATAGCTAAATGGCTGATGAACAAATAGTCACGAATATAGTCGCAACTTCGGACTTTTCAAATCTTATTACAGATCTTAATAAGGTTTCTTCAGCGTTAAGTAAATTACAGGATAAACTACAAGCAACAAATAAAACATTAGCAGCTCAAGTTGCTGTAATGAATAGAGCATTTGCAGATACGCTTAGAAGCACTGGTCAATTCTCCACACATTTTGTTAGTTTAAGTTCAGATGTAGATAAGTTTGGACAACAGCTAGATAGGGGTCAGATCAAGCTTGGCCAGTTCTTCAGAGTATATGCACAACATGCTAAAACAAATGGCGGATTAATAAGAGATTTAGCTAAACAACAAGTACAAATGCAGAATGCAGTACTGCAACCATTAGGCAGAAATGCTGAAGGGTTAATGCAGTATAACGTTCATATACCAAGAGGAATAGATTTAATTAAGAATAAGACTGCAATTGCAAGACAAGAATTGCAGATTATGAATAAGGTTGTTCAAGAAGGTGCTAATCAATTAATTAACTGGGGTAAAAATACTCAGTGGGCTGGACGTCAATTAACAGTAGGATTAACAGTTCCAATGGCGGCATTTGGTAAAGCAGCAGCAGATGCATTTAGAACAGCCGATGAACAACTAGTTCGTTTAACAAAGGTTTATGGTGGAATATCACAAACATCTAGTGCAGAATTATTAAAAGTTAGAAAAGATGTAGTAGAAACAGCACGTCAAATTTCTAAATCAATGGGATCTAGTTTTACAGAAACAATTGGACTTGCGGCAGATATTGCAGCAACTGGAAAAACTGGAAATGAATTATTAAAATCAGTACAAGAAACAACACGCCTAGCAGTTCTTGGTGAAGTTGATAGACAAGAAGCAATGAAGGCTACCCTGGCAATTCAAACTGCTTTTAAGTCTAATACAGAAGAACTTACAGAATCAATTAACTTCCTTAACGCAGTTGAAAACCAAACATCAACAACTCTTAATGATTTAGTAGAAGCTATTCCAAAAGCTGGACCAATTGTTAAAGGTTTAGGCGGAGACGTAAAAGATTTAGCACTTTATTTAACTGCTATGCGTGAAGGTGGAATTAGTGCATCAGAGGGAGCTAACGCATTAAAATCTGCTCTGGCATCTTTAATTAATCCAACAAATGTTGCAGTTGATAAATTTCAAAGTTTTGGAATTAATCTAGAAAATATTGTTCAAAAAAATGCTGGTGATACAACAGCAACAATATTAGAATTACAAGCAGCACTAGATACTTTAAATCCACTTCAAAAGCAACAGGCACTGGAACAGTTATTTGGAAAGTTTCAGTTTGCAAGAATGAATGCTTTGTTTGAAAACCTTGGAAGACAAGGAAGCCAGACTTTAGCAGTATTAGATTTAATGAAAGCAAGTAGTCAAGATCTAGCAAACTTGGCTGGTCGAGAATTAGCACAAGTAACTGAATCTGCTTCTGGTAGATATCGCAGGGCACTAGAAGGATTAAAGGCAGATCTTGCCGCAGTAGGAGATCAATTCTTAAATATTAATACTCATTTAATTAATTTTATTGATGGAATATTAAAGTTTGTACAAAAATTACCAGACCCAATAAAGAAAATTCTTGGACTTTTAGGTATGTTTACAGCAGCAGCTGGACCACTTATCATGTTAACTGGTGTTTTGGGTAACTTCTTCGGATACATAATTAAGGGTGTATCTCATATGAGAGCATTCTTTAAGGGTGGAGAAGGATGGAGATTATTAACACCAGAAATATTAGCTGCTCAAAGAGCTGGAGATTTAGTAGAACAAACATTTTATAGTGATGCTAAAGCAGCTTCAATATTAAAACAAGCAATTGCTGGATTAGCAGGAGAGTTTGAAGTATTACAAAGAAAAGCTAATTTAGCAGCTACAGCTACATCAGTTGCAGTAAATCCAGGAGTTAGCACAGTTGCTGGAAATGTTGTAATGGTTGGTGGCGGACCAAGAGTAGTTAATCCAAATCATCCTTTAGTTGGTGAATCTGGAACAAGAGCAGCTGCACATCATATTCCAAGATCTATGATGAGTGAACAAGAAAGACTTTCACAAACAATACATTCATTTACACCAGCACCAATACCTTTAAATCAAAAAATTGGTGCAGTTCCACAAATATTTACAGAAGGCGATCTTCCAAGAATTGAAGGTTTAACAACATCTAGAGGCGCATCAACTGGAATAGTTGCAGCAGAAGCTGCAAAATGGCATGCAATGATGGGTTCATTAGCAATGCTAACAAAATCAGAAGTTGCAGCACTTAAAAAAGAAATTGCTACTACTGGAACATTTACAACAGAAATTAATACTTCATTTGGACAATTACTTCCAGCAATGACAAAATTAACAAGCAATGCGGCAGCCGAATCAGCAGCAATTGTTGCAGAATTAAGAGCTGGTAAAATCACAGTAGAAGCTGCAAAAGCAAAAATTATTGCAGTAAATGCTCAACTTGAACAATTAATGGCACAGACAACAACACAGGTTGCAGCAGATCTAGGTAGAACAGTAAATCTTACACAGGTTCCACTTATTGATCAGCCAATTGTTAGTGGTAAAGGCAAAGCAAATATAAAAGAATTATTTAGAGCAAAACGTCCTGCTGCTGGAATTATTGATAGGATCGCTAGAGTTCTTGGAGTAAGAACATATGGTGGAGGATATTCTACCGAAACAACAATTCCTAAAAAAATGAATACTGGAGGAATTGTTCCAGGAGTCGGCAATACTGATACTTATCCAACAACTCTTCCAGAAGGAGCTTTTGTTGTAAACAAGCAATCCACTGCACAAAATATGGATATTATTTCACCAATGCTTGGAATGAATATGGGCGGACAAGTTCCAGTAATGTTAACACCTGGAGAAGCAGTAATTGATCCAATAACAGCTGCATCAAATATAGAATTACTTGAAGGCATAAATTCAAGAAGAGCCTATCATACTGGAGGAGTTGTTCATGAACACCCACATAAAAGAGTTAAAGCTCACGTAAGTCAATCAAAATCTATTTCTGCTTCAGACGCAATAAAGAGCTATGGCTCTTATATGAGCGAATCGACAAAGGCCTTTGCACAAGCATATCCAGACCAACAATTACTTCTTAAAGATAATTTAACAATAAGTTTATTAAGAGAAGAAAATGAAGCCTTAAAAGAAAGTGGCGGTAAAAGAGGATCTGGTTTAACAAAAAATCAAATGCTTTCCGCAATACAGTCTACATCAGCTTCTGATTTATTTTCTGACTATAAAGAATTAAATCAAGCAGAAAAGCAAACATTAAAAAACAATCTTATTAAAAGTTTAAATACATTACCAAATGATAATAAAAAATACTGGGATTCAACTTTAGCAAGTCATTTTGATGCTGCAGTAAAAACTACAGCATCATCTCTTCCTCAAGGATCACAATTTAAAGCAGCAATGGATAAGAGAAAGTCAAATCCTAGGTGGATTGGACACTCATCTTTTGAAAACCTAGCACCAAAGCCAATAGATAGACTTGGCGGAGGTAAAAAAATGGGAGTTAAAGAGGCTAGAGCATTAGCTGGTTCAATAACTGTACCAACATGGTATACAGATCAATCTGGAAAAGCGACAGTATTAATTCCAGGCGGTAAAAAAGGAAGCTATACACATTCAAGTGGAGCTTCTACTCAATTAAAACAAGCATTATGGAAACCAACTTTGCCACAATCACTTCCTCCAATGGAAGGTAAATTTAATAAAGCAGTTCGTGGAATTGATCCAAACATGTACTCTATTGCATCGCATGGAAGAAAAACAAATCTTGGAATGCCTTTAAAAAAATTGGGTCGTGGCTGGGAAAATCCTAGATATGTTGCACCAGATCCTTTAAGACAGGCATTAAAATTTAATTGGGGTCGTCATAATCAAGGCGGATTAGTTGGTGGATTAAGACCAGCACGTAGACAATATAATGCTGGAGGCATGGTAGCATCTACATTGATGAGTTTACTTGGATACCAAGGAGGAGCAGCCCTAGGTTCTAGATTTGGTGGAGAAACTGGATCATTTATTGGTGGAGCTTTGGGCTCCATGGCACCAATGATGATGATGGGTGGAAGAGGAAGAGGTTTAGCAAAAGGATCAGAAGAGGCATACGGATTTTATAGTGGAAAACTAGACAAGTCTATAGTAGGTAATGCTAAATTTGCAACATCATTAGCAAATACAGCAGCACAAGGATCTAAGGTTTCTAAAGTTCTTATGGGTGTTGTAGGCGGACTAACAAAAACTAATTTAGCATTAGCAGCAGTTACAACAGCAGCAGTTGTAGGATACAAGGCTTGGCAAAACCATAAAGAAGGACTTAGATTAAATGCATTAACTTATGGAATGACTGCTGAAGCTGCACAAAAAGCTGGACTTCAATTTACAGATTATAACGCCAAAATAAAAGATTCAATTAATAATATAAAGGCTGTTACAGAAAGAAATAAACTTCTTTACGAAAGCATGGCAAGTGCTGGTAAGCCAATAAAGATGACAATCGAAGAATACAAGAAGTTAAGAAAAGAAGTTAAATCTACAATGTCTGATTATGTAGAAGCTATTAGTAGATCTAAAAATAGCGATCTCTCAGCCCTTGCACAAAGATTAAAAACTGAATTTATTGCAGCAGGAATGTCTGCAGATGAAGCTGCTAAAAAGATTTATATGGCATTTACATTATCAAATAAATCTGCACAAGCTGCTGCAGCAACAGTTGGAAATATTAACTTTAATAATATAGTAGACGCTCAAACTGCTGTAACAAATGCAATGCAATCATTTAATAAAGCAACACAATTTGAAAATGCAACAACTCAAGCAAGATCACTAAATACAGCACTAACATCTGTTGATGCAAGTCTTGAAGAAATTGTATCAAATAGTAAAAAGAAGGCTGACGCAGACAAGACTGGTAAAACAGAAGTTATTGACAGATATACTGCAGAAAAACAAATGATGTCTCAAATTAACTCTAACGTTAAAAATCAGAAAACACTTACTACAGAACTTATAAATGAACTTGCTAAACAAAATCCTTTAATAAGAGACTTTGCATCTACACAAGATACAGTCTTAAGTTTATGGATGAAAATGAGATTAGCAGCTCAAGGGTACACTGGCGATTTGCAAATGAGTGCTAAACAAATGGAAGCATTTTATGAGATGTATAATAGAATTGCTTCTACTGTAGAAACAGAAAATAAAAAAGGTGCATTAAAGTCACAGTATGTTGAATTAGATAGATTAAAAACTGCAATTAATAAAGCAGCGACTGCTGCTAAGGGTCAATCAGTACAACAACAAATTGATTCAAAGAAAGCAATTCAAGCAATTGATGATAGAATTGCAAAAATTAAAGAAGAGGCAGATGCAAGAAGAAAAGCGCTGTCTCAACAACAACAAGATGAAGATGTATTAACACAAATAAAGAAAAAACAATTAGAGTATCAAGAGGCTTTATCTTCTGGAAATATGTCTGGAGCAGCACAAGCTCAACTTGACATACAATCATTAACTAGACAACAGCAGGTAACTCAAGCAACAAGAGCCATTGATGAAAAAGAAGCAATGGATATTAAAAAGCTTCAGGCTCAAAGAGATGCTTTATCAAAGAAAACAGAAGACTTAGCAAATAATGCAGCAAAGGCTGGGGAATCTTTAGCGTCGCTTACAAATAAATTCAATGATCTAATAGGAAAAATTGAATCATATAATCAGGCTATAACTAACTATAAAGCAAAACAAGATTCTGGTGAAAAAATTACTGATGGAGATGCTGCCGCTGTTGTATCTGGTGCAAAAGCATTAGGAATGCAACTACCAGAAGGAACAAAATCTTATGTAGAAACTCCAGGACGTAGAGGAAGGCCTTCATACAGAGATAAGACACCACTGGAGCTTGCTCAGGATTATATGCCAACAACTTTAAATAAAGCATTAGAGGCAGATAAAGTTTATATTAATGCAAAAAGCATTGTAACAGGCGAATCAGCATCTCAAAAGTCACAAGGTATTTCAGTAACAAGAAGTTATGGTGCAAGAGGGTATACTTCTTATCAAGCACCTAGCAAATCACTTGTAGATCAAGGAATTAATCTTTCATACGGAGCAACATTTGTAGATAGCACTGGTAAAAAGTATAGAATTATTGGTGAGCCAAATAGAGCTGGATTTGTTCAAGTATCACCATTTGCAAGAGGCGGTCTTGTAAGAATGCCTAATACTGCAAGAATGTCTAATCCACAAATTAATTCTCCAAGGGCTGGATATGCATCAGGCGGAACAGTATACTCTGGAAGAGGATCTTCATCTTCATCAGTTGTTATTAATACACTATCAATTGAATTCCCTAATAGTCCAGCAAATGCTAAAGAATTTTATGCTCAAATTAAAGAAATTGCAAGACAAGAAGGAACAAAGGTCTTGTCTGGAGGGAAAGCGGTCTAATGTCAACAATATATCTTCCAGTAGGATCCGTACTTTATTTAAACTCTAATATTAAACTATCAGAGCATAATCGTCAGCCTGTATCAATAGGTAAAACTAGAATTGAACAAACTAAAAGAATGAACAATGGTCTAATGCGTAAGTTCTTTATTGCAGAAAAAGAAACAATTAGCGTTTCTTGGAATATGCTTCCATCATTTTCAACAATGACTGTAGATGGCGGTTATGGAGCAGTAGACCTAAAGGCATTTTATGAGGGAGTTGCATCAAAAGCAGCTGGAGCATTATCTGGAAGATCCACATTTGATGTATCAATATCATATGGTAATACTGTTAAGAATATGGAAATGATGTTCACAAGCTGCTCATTTGAAATTGTTAAAAGAAATGTAAAGGAACAAACAACAGACTCTCCACAAGAATTTTGGAACGTATCTATATCAATGGAAGAGATATAATGATAAATTCAACAACAGCATTACAAAATTTATTTAAACAACAGAAATCAATTACTGTAAATGCTGGCTGCGAAATTGAATATAACATGAATTCCTTAATAGATGGAATTACTGTTGTGTCTGCAACTCCAGACTCTTCTTATACTTCACAAATTAATGGATGGCCAACTGGAAAAGCTAACCCATATAAAAAATTATTTCCAGTAGATTCTGTTGTTAAACCATTTAGACCACTTCAGTCTGGTATCAAATATGTAGTTCTTTTACCAAACGATACGCTAGCAAATACTTTTTCTCCGTTCAGAGCTTTGCAATATCCATCATCACAGCCAAGATTATATTATCCAGGCGTTACCACGCAGTATAAATATTGGCTTGGAGCAAAAAATACTAATGCTAATATTACTATTAATTATTTAACAACTGGTTTAAATGGAAATAAGGCTGCATTAGCAAATAAGATAGTTATTAGATTTGAAAAGTATCATCAAATTCCAACTACTTATTCTGTTACAATTACTAAGTCAGACAACTCAATACAAACAGTAGGTCCGTTTGCAACACCATCTAATGGAAATATTCAGTTAAATTATAACGGAACAACCTGGACAGACCATGCTCTATCAGAACCAATATCATATGCAACACCAATATTAATTAAATCAATTAATTTAGTTGCTACTAATCCAAATTTAGGCGGAGCAATAGGAGTAATTGAAGTATCTGCTAGACTAGTTAAAGATATATCTGCAGACGTAGTAACATTTGATATAACAAAAGAATCATCTTCATCAACAGAAGATATACTTCCAGTTGGATCTGTAACAGCAAATAGCTTAAATTTAAATTTAGTCAAATATAATCAGACTACACTGCAGACAGTTGCATATAACAGACAGTCTACCTCGTTTGATTCATCTTTAATTTATATGGCAAAAAATGTTGAGGTTCGTCCATTTTTTAAAGTATACCATTCTGGAGCAACAACAGTTGCTGGTTCATATGATAAAGTGGGTCAGGGCACATATTACATTAATGATTTTAATATAGACTCATATGGCGACACAATGGTATTTGCACTAGACGGCTCTAAATATTTAATGGATACACTATGTCCAGATATTGTTTGTGAGTTTTATCCAGTAACAGCAATATTAAGAAGACTATTAGATTCAGTAGGATTTACAAGTTATAATTTTAATTTACATGCCACATCAGAAACATCAATTCCTCAAATAAATTACTGGTGGACAGATGATACTAAAACTGTATGGGAATCAATACAGGAACTATGCCGTGACATTCAAATGAATGCATTCTTTGACGAGAATAATGTTTTACAATTCTATAGCAGAGACTATATTTATGATAATCAGCAAGCAGCAGTATGGAATTTTTATAATGAGCAAGAAGGCTCTACACTGCCAAATATAGTTGACTTTACACAAAAAGATATTGTAGCAGCAAATTATGTAAAAGTTTTGTGGGAGTCAGCACTAACCTCTAACTACCTTGGCACATCTGGAAAACTTTGGATAGCCCCAACTTCATTTTTAAGTTCTGGCGGATTACTAAAATCATTAACAGCTTATGACACGGAGTTTGTAGTAGATACAAAAACTATTGATGCTTACTCTCAACAGCAATCATTTTATAACTATTCTGGATTTGTTTTGATTGATTCTGAAATTATAGAATATGACGCAATAGAATATGATTGTACATTATTAAATGGTTCAAAACAATATATATGGATTAAGTCTGAATCTGATGTAAATAAATACAGATCATTATGTAAGCCAGGATATGCAAATGTAAACAATCCTGCAGATACAGCATACTTTAAACCAAGTGGTAAGTATAGAGTAAAAACCAGAGGAGCTCTTGGAACAGTTGCAGCACCACATTCAACTGGAAATGAAAATTTAGGAAATTGGACAGCAAGAGAAGTGACATGGGATAGCAAGGCTGGATCAACATCTGGATCGCTAGTCCCACCATCAGGACTTGATTTTAACTATAACGTTTTGCCAAAACAAATAGACTTAACAAGCGTTGAACTAGATTTTGTTGAACCATCTATAACACCAACATCATACGTAGTATCAGTTCAAAAATTAACATCTACTGGAGCAAATGATGGTGCAGCTATAACATTGCCAGCATTTACAAGCACCCCACCATTATTAATAGAAAACTTATTCCCAGGATCAAAATATAAATTTAGAGTTACTCCTAAAAACGGTGCAGTATCTGGAAATTACATTGAAAGTGGAATATTTACAATGAGTACTGTTTCATATAACGGAACAATATCTTCTAACCCAGTAAGTGCAACAGTTCTCACACCTGGAAAATCTTATTTTAAATTAACAAACGCAAACACGTCTAAAGATAAATATGTAATGGCATATAGAGATTTCCCTGGAATGAATTTAACATCTTCAGTTTCAAACAATAGTTATCCATCATACTCTTATGCTCCACAAACATATGGCGAGACCTATTATGCATTTGGAACAAGCGTGTTTTTAGATGCTGCAATAAATTCTAACTCTGCTTCAGCTGGCCTAGGATTCTTTGTTGCAGATTCAGGTAAGGCTGGCTATTTTGTAGTTATAGAAACAACAAAGTCTTCTACTGCAAAAGAAACTAAATCTATTAGAATATTAAAAGCAGACGGAACAGGAATAGTTGTTTTGGCTGATTCACAAAGAACTGCATCAGCTACTTTTGAAGGAGTATATGGCGGAACTCAATATAATTTAGACGTAAGAGTTAAAGTGGATGGCGACGATGTTGAGATTAATGCTTATGTAAATGGATTTAAGATTACAGCAACCGACTCAAATTCAATGTATAATGACACAGAAGTTAATAAAATTTTAAATTTAACAAAGTCAGTTGCTGTAGTATGTGGAAGTGGCCAGGTTGCCTTTGACTATGTATATGCAACAGATCTTGCAAAAACAAAATATGAACAATCTGTAGTAGACCCTAATTTATATTTAGCACAATTTTCAAATGATCTTTTAGAGATGTCATTTGGCGATTTAATATATGATAGTCAAAATACGGAAAATACTTTAAAGCCTCAAACCATAGATGATTTTGGTACAGTAGTTAGAGAAATATATCATGTTAAAACTAAACTGAATTCAAGACCAGCATTCCCTATAAGATGGTCAACTGGAAGCAATAGGTCAGTAAATCTTATAGGTCAAAGAATATCTAATTTCGATGCAGAGGCATATGTTTTAAATAATACTTCAACTACCGTTCCATTAAGTAATGGCGGGGAAGCCGTATTATATATATTTGGAAATGATATATCTTCTTCAGGAACGCTTGAATACTCTACAGATGATAGTGCAGAATACGCAAATAAAGAGCCAGTAATATTTGAATCTAAGTGGTTACAAAACGAATATGATGTAAAGCAACTAGCTAACTTTATTAAAAGCAAAGCAATTAATAAGGGTAAAGTTATTAACATGCAAGTATTTGGCAATCCACTTCTTTCAGTAGGAGATATAGTAACTGTTAAATATACGTATCAGGGTCTACAGGGTCTTGAAAAAATGATAATAACAAACGTCAATCAATCTTTTGAGGAAGGGATAAATACATCAATTACATGCAGAACTTTGTAGTTGACCAAATGGTATAATAATAAAATGGCAAAGCAACCAATTCCAAATAGAATCCCTACTAAAAAAGTTACTAGGGATCTTCCTTTAATTTTAGACTCAAATAGTAGAGACCTGCTTTGGCTAAGAGCGGATGAAGTAATAGTTAAAGAAAGCACTGGATATGCTTATAGCAAATATATTGGAGGGCCTTCTGTCCCACCTGGAGACGGCAATGTAGATGGAGATAATAATGGCGTAGGAGATGGACTACCAGAAATAGATACAGTCGACATGACTGATATTGAAAGCATAACATTTGAAGAATATGTAGATCCTTCTACTAAAATAACAAAATATAATTGTATGATTAAAATTAGAAACGGTAGTAAAAGCGCAGCAAGCGTTGTTGGTGTAGATGCAAGAATTTATGATTCTGCTTCATCATCGTATGCGGCTTCAACAGCAGAAGCAAATACAAACAATAGTCCAGAATTTGTTACCCCAACGCCATCAGTCCCATCAGTAATATTTGATAGAACTGGAACAACTGGAGTTTCATGGGGATGGAACGACGTCTCTGGATTTGGATCGTATTCTACAATTGCATATGAATGGATAATTTCAACATCACAAACTGGCGGAACTGTAGTAAGTCAGGGAACAAAAACATATCCTTCTACTTCATACTACGGAATTGGTGATAGTGGTAAAACCAAACAATATAAAATTAGCTCTTCACAAGGAGACACGCCACCTTCTTCATCTGCAAGATGGCTAAAAGTTAGGGCAGTAGTAACTGGAACAAATGGTAAAAAATACTATTCTAGTTATTCAACGCCAATTTAATAGGAGATAAAATGATAAAAGGTACATATATATTCTATCAAGATGGGAGAGAAATCTTCCGTTCTCCTAACATTGTAACTAAGTTTGGTAAAAGATATTTTACTAGACATTTAGCTGGAATGATTAATGGCAGCACAAAAGATATTGCAATTGGAATTAGTGAGTCAAAAACTATCTCATCTGTTTCTGGAGACGGAACAGAAATTACTTATACAACATCATCAGCACACGGACTATTTGCAGGAAATAAAGTTAGTATAGTAAACGTAGATCCATCTATTTATAATATATCTGATGTTGTAATTCAAACAGTTCCCTCAACTACGACATTTACAGTTTTAAATACTAGCACTGGAGCCTATGTTTCTGGAGGAAATGTTGTTTCAGATATTGATACCAGACTAGGTTTTGAAATATATAGAACTCCAATTGTTTTAGGAAGTTCTGATATACAACTAGAAAATGAAAATGCTGTATATTCAATTGTATATAAAGCAACAATACCTCAAGATGTTGCTGGGGTAATATCTGAAATTGGCTTATATCCTTCTGAAAGAATATCTACAAATAATTACGATAGCAAATTTATAGCAGATTTTGATAAATATTTTGATTGGACAGATTTAAATAACTATAGTCCAACAACATCAACAGTTGGAGCAAAAGTTGGCGGCAACGTATTGCTTATGCAATCAAATGCATCTTCTTCTAATGAGTATACTTGTAACACATCACTTGATATTGAAGGATATAGTGTACAAGATACAATAAGTGTTGCTTATTATAAAACAGATAATAATTTAAATAAAATGACATTAAAGCTTTATAGTTCTAATTCAGATTATTTTTATGTTGATATAACACCAGAATCTGGAACTGGACATAAAATAACATCAGATATATATCTAAGTTCTTTATTTGCAAATGTTGTAGGTTCGCCAGTTAAATCAGAAATAAATAAAATTGGTATAGTTATTGTTCCAAATGCTTCATCAACCACTTCTGTTGGACTTGATGCGCTAAGAATAAATGATGAAGATACCTTCGACCCAATTTTTGGACTGCTAAGCAGATCAATACTTCCTACTCCATTTTTAACTAAAATGGCTGGAAGACAGATAGATATAGAGTATAGACTAGATTTGGATTTCTAAATGGCATATCAAGACTTATTAAAAGATAGTTCTCAATCAGATCCTGGTGGTAATAATTATTTTTTAGTTACAATTACCGATCTAGATGTTAATCAGTCTTATCCAATACAGTTTAGATGGAAGTATAACGATGGAACATTTTCTCCATGGTCTGCAGTACGGGTTATAACAACTCCTGGAGAATCAGATCCAAATACTCCAAGATTTACAGATTCAAATGTTGATGTTTCTACTCCTGGATTTATAAAAATTACATGGGATGGTACATCTGATGACGCAACACCAACACCACTTACAGATATAGATAGAGTAGACGTATACATAGACGGGCTACCATTTGACGGAACTAAACCTGCAGCAACATTTAAAACTGCTGGTACACAAGTTATTGCAGCACCAGGCGGAACCTATCAAATAGTTTTGTATGCAGTTTCTAAACTTGGAAAGCTTTCTCCAGTAAGTGCTGCTGTTACCAAAACAGTTTCAGATATAAGTAATCCAGTAGTAGATCCAGAAGATCCAGAAGCACCAACTGTAACAGCTGGTTTAGCATCAGTTATTGTTGAATGGAGTGGCAAAAAAACAGGAGGGGGAGATTTTACTACTGGAAGTTTTGCAGGCGCAAAGGTATTTATTGGAACGTCTGCTGGATTTGTTCCAAGTGATAACAATTGGGTTCACACATTAAATTTTGCAAACGGATCAAATAAGGTTTCAATAGGCGTTGGAACAATTATTGATAAATCTGCTGGAACACTTTTGCAATATAATACACCATACTATGTAAAGATAGATACAATAAATGCATCTGGCGTATCAAATAATAATCCTATATCTGCATCTGGTAATCCAATTACTGTTAATAAAGTTGCAGCAAGCGAAATCATTACTGGAACTATTGCTGCAGATGCATATATTACAGCAGGTATTTCTGGCGGATCTAGAGTTGTTATGTCTGGATCTTCAAGTCCATTTATTATTTATGGAACAGATGGAAATACAAAATTATTAGAATTTATTGGTGGGGCTACTGGAACATTAACAATTAATGGCGGTGGAACATTTACTGGAGATTTATCTGCTGGATCAGGTTCTTCTATATTTAAATCAGATACAAATGGTATATATCTTGGAAACTCAGTATTTGCATCTGCCCCATTCAGTGTTGCTAGAAATGGTATATTAAAAGCAGAGTCTGGCACTATTGGCGGATGGACATTAGGTTCAACATATTTACAAAATGCTGGATCAAATCCAACAATTAAAATTGATACTACTGGAATTATTGTAGGGTCTACATCAAGCTCATATATTGATATTACATCATCTGGAATAACCCATAGAAATTCAAATGGCGTAGCAAGTGGAAAATTTACATTAACAACTGGTGCTTCAGCACAATTAACAATTGATGGTACATTTACAATTAGTGGAACATCAACAATTAATGGTACAGCCGCATCCACTGTTGTATCAAATGCTTCTGCTGGGTCTACAGCAATTCAAGATGGCAACGGTGTTACTAAAAATGCTAGCAATCAAATAACAAGAATTAGTACTAACGGTGGAATTGTTGTTTCAAGTTCTACTGTATCAAGTGGGGCAAGAGTAGAATTAACAAATACTGGATTTTATGCATATAATGGAAGTGGACAGTCAACAGTTAGTATAAATGCATCCGATGGCTCGGCATCTTTTGCAGGAACAGTTAATGCTACTGCTGGATATTTAGGAAATTCAACTTCTGGATGGAATATTTCATCTACATCGATTAATAATAATGCCGCTACTTATCAAGGAACAACTGCAATTTATGCAAATACTGTAGCAGGATATAGCATTACAGTTCCTGGAATAGTGGCTGCAGACGGTGGTTTACAAGCAAATTTAGGAGTAAAATTATTTACTGGCGGAAGTACAGTAGCAAACTCATTCTGGAAATCTCAAGGAAATATGTCGCCAAGTATTGATAATGGATGGACTGTCGGTTCATCTAGCTGGAAATGGTCAAGTATTTGGGCATATACAAGTACAATACAGACCTCTGATATGAGACAGAAAAAAGAAATTGCCAACTCAAATCTAGGGTTAAACTTTATTAATGCCTTAAATCCAGTTTCATATAAATGGATAATTGGTGGAAGAAAACCTGTTTATGATGAGTCTTTTAAATACGTAATTGGATCTGAGGATATTCCTGGACAAAGAACACACTATGGATTTTTAGCGCAAGAAGTTAAATCAGCATTAGATGAAGTTGCCCCAGGACAAGATTTTTCTGGGTGGGTATTAACAGATAAAGATGACCCAGATTCAGAGCAAGCATTAAGATATGAAGAATTTATATCTCCAATGGTAAAGGCCATACAAGAATTATCTGCAAGGCTTGACGCCCTAGAAGCATAATGGTATTATAGGTATCTACAGATAGGATATTTATGTCGAATAAAGCTGAATTAGTTATTACAGCACTGCAGCAACGTATAGGAGAAATTGTATCAAATTATGAAACTCAGATTGCAGTTTTACGTGCAGAAATTACACAACTTGTTGAAAACAATGAAAAGAAAGAATCAGACACCGATTCTAACTAATCCAACAATACTGCCATCTGGACTATCAGTTAAAACAGACAGTGGAGTATATTGGATTAAAGACGGTAAAAGATTTAAGCTTATTTCTGATCGTGCAGCAAAATCATGGTGTTTTCCAACAGTATTAGCCACAGACCAAGCTATTGCTGGAATGAAGCTTGTTGGTAAACTAGGGTTCAGGGACGGAACTTTGATAAAGAATATAGCAGATGGTAGAATATATTTAATATCACAGAATAAACGTAGGCATATTGTAAGCCCAGATTCTTTCAATAAATACGGTCTTGATAGATCTAGTATAGTTGAAGTAAGTGAATCTGAAACAAATATGCACGACTTAGGAGAAAATCTATAATGGCAGATTTAATTGCGGTAACCTTTAACGAAGGTGAACCATTAGATGTTACTAAGTTAAACAATCTTAGACTAAATATTACAAACACATATGAAAGTGTTGCTGGGCTACAAAATGCAACACTAGATGGCAAAACAGTTCCAATGATAGATTTTGGAACAGTTGATGTTATTACTAAGGTAGGATCTTCAAGTCCAGTTAATTTACCAATCAATCCTAATTTTACAGGTACACCAACATTTATAGTTTCAATTGGTGGAGGAAGCGTAGGTTCTGCAATTGCCATACCTCGTGTTATTGGACAAGCTGGAAGTACACCACAAGTTATAGTAAACTCTACTAAAGATGTGGGCACAGTAAAAGTAAATTATATAGCCATACAAAATAAAACAGTATAGTACTTGACACACCAAAACAATATGTTACAATTTACATGTAACATCAAAGTCACGGCCTCGTGACTTTTTTAGTATTAAGGTAAAGAATGAGCAACGATTTAAAATGGATGCTATCATCTGATCAGCAATTTCCATACCAAGACGATAAGATGATTGCCCTATGGTTTAAGGTAATGAAATGGTTTAAACCAGATGTTGTAGATTATCTAGGCGATACAGATGATCAGGCATGCTATAGCAAATACACAGAAGGCAGGTCAGCAGAATTTTTAAATCTTCATAAAACAGATAGTAAAGATTTAATTGTTCCAATGATGAGACATGAAGCTAAGGGCGCCAGAGATTTTTATACAAAAACTCGTGAGATGCTTCCAGACGCACAATTGTTTTCAGCGTTAGGAAATCACGATGTTCGAATATTTAATTATATGGATGCTAAGCTTCCAGATTATTTAAAAGAGGTAACTCCAGAATCATTATGGTCACTCGACTCCCTTGGATACGAGTACATATATTACGACTCTTTGCCAAAACAAAGATTTGGAGATGTACACGTACATCATGGAATTTCTATTTCCGCAACTGGATCTGTAAGAAAAGATATGGAAGACCTGCAAGTTTCTCTTATTAGAGGTCATTCTCATAGAATTGCTTCTCACATGGTAACATATGAGCTTAGAAATAATGGCGAAGGCGAAACTCTTCGTGGATATGAAATTGGTCATATGTGTGATGAAAAAGGTCCAGGAATGAAATATACACAACACCATGACTGGCAGAAAGGATTTGCCGTTGCACATATTGTAAACGATTATCCACATATTCAAATGATTCATATTGCTCCAGACTATTCATGTGTTGTAGATGGGAAAACATTTACGCTATGATGAAGTGTCAAAGATGTAGGGGCAGAGTCTTTATTGATAGAGTCTTTTCACAAAAATTACATATGGAACTTTTCTGCATATTGTGTGGAAAACGATGGATGATCAACAAAGAATTGAATGCGTTTGCTAAATGGTTAGATCAAAAAGACAGAGACCACGCAAAAAACTACTCTATTTCTTCTTAAACGGAAAAATACATAAAGTAGTTAGAGCGTCAAAAGCTAGGGACGAAATAGTTGCTTGGTGTTACCCTGATAAAAAAAGAGTAATGTATTCATATTCTCAAGTAAAAAAGAATATGGGCAATGCATATTCAATTAAACAGGTCTGTGAAATTTTAAATAGACACAGAGTTACTGTTGAAGAATATATACTTCAGGGTAAAATTAAAGAGCCACAAAGAGTTTATCCAATTAGTAATCCAGATAGCTCATGGTATAAATTTATGTTTAGCGAGTCCGATATATACGATTTGCACCAATTTATACTAGATGCTGGGTATACAAAGGATTTTCCTTCTAAGGCAGAGTTAACAGCTCTTCTCAAACACGGCTTAATATTGTATACTAAGACTGACGAAGGTAGCTTCGTACCAGTATGGAAGGCGGAATGATGTCAGATACGAGAGTAAAAGTAGATCTATCATTTACTCGTAACCTAGGCAACTACGAAAGTATTAAAATAGGTATTGGCGTAGAAGATAATGTAAGGCAGGGCGAAAACGTTGATACTGCTACAGAAAGAGTTTATAAGTTTGTAGAAGAAAAGCTTATAGATAAAACTCGTGAAGTAGAGGAAGAATTAAAGCGTGGCAAATAATAGAGAGCCTTATATCCTTCTAACCATGTATCAAAACCTTTATGAAAATAGACATGGAAGAAAAGCTAACCTAAATAAGTTTAGAGAGAAGTGGGGCATGCAAGACGTAATAGATAGTGTGGGCTTTGATAGAGCTAAGGAGCTAATCGAGTATTATTTTAAAACTCCTAAAACAAATCATACTCTACAATTCTTTTTCTATAATTTTGATAAGCTAGACATAATGCAAAAGGAAATTGAAAAGGATAAGGTCAATCGTCAATTATTACGTGAGGCCACTAAAAAATTAGTAGAAGGTGAAGATCAATGAATACAGAAGCAACATTAATATCTGCTGTATGTAAAAACAAAGATATAAGCACATTATTGGCAGACAACGTAGATGATCTATTTACCTCACACAGAGACATTTGGGAAGGTCTAAAGTCATATTACTATAAGTTTAAAGCAGTACCAGAGGTTGGAGTATTACAAGAAAAGTTTAAAGACTTTGAGCCAGACTTAAATGTAAAAGCTGAAACTGGATATTATTTAGACACATTAAAAAATGAGTATTTGTCTGCTAGATTAAAAAGCGTTATATTAAGAAGCGGATCTGCATTAAAAGAAGAAGCAGCATCTAGGGTATTAGCAGAAATGCAAAGTCAATTAGCAAGTCTTTCAAAGTTTACAAATAACGTTCGTGACTTAGACGTAACAGATTTAGAATCCGCAGAAAGACATTTTCAATCTGTAAAAGATCGTTCTGCTGTTATGGGTGGAAGTCCAGGAATATCAACAGGTTTCCAAGCAATTGATGCTGCATATCCAACTGGTATGGCTCCAGGACATTTAATTGTTGCAATTGGATGGCCAGGAAAAGGTAAGACATGGTTTACTTCGTATCTTGCATGTAAGGCATGGGAGCAGGGATTTAAGCCAATGATCATATCTCTTGAAATGTCTCCTGAAAATATGCGTGACCGTATTTATACAATGTTAGGATCTGGTCTATTCAAGGCTAGTGATTTATCAAAAGGTGATATTAATATAGATGATTTCAGATCATGGGGTAAGAAGAAGTTTGAAGGAAAGAATAGCTTTGTCCTTGTATCTAACGAAGGCACGGCTGAAGTTACTCCTGCTACGGTACAGGGTAAAATCGATCAGCACAAACCAGATCTCGTTATTTTGGATTATCATCAGCTCTTTAATGATAATAAGCGCAGTAATTCTGAAGTAGAAAGAAATAGAAACATTTCTCGTGAATTTAAGTTGTTAGCAGTATCAAATAATATTCCAATTATTGATATTACTGCTGCAACAGCAGATGATATTTCTGATCAAGAAAATCCACCAATGATGTCGCAGGTAGCATGGTCAAAGGCAATTGAATATGATGCTGATATGGCAATGGCTATTCATAGATATCCAGGAACTAATATGATTGAAGTTGTTTCTAGAAAAAATCGTCACGGACATGAGTTTGATTTCTATCTAGACTGGGATATTAATCGAGGAGTTATTAAAGAGTTATATGACTATGTACCACCACAAGCAAATTAAAAGATTTCAAATATCTGTTAATTTTCGTGACGACTCAGACATAATTAGAATGAGGCATCAATACGAAAGCTTGTTGACGCATAAAATGAGAGACCAAGGTTACTCAAGGGTACTTGACATAGATACAGCATTTTCGATAGAATTTACTGGCGAAACATGGAATTTCCTTATGACTCTTCAGGGGATATTTGTGGGAAGGAAAAAGGCATGGCAATCAGAGGGAATTACGCAAGGAAAATTGATTCCACGCAATACACGCCAGAACATATTAAGTCAATCCTAAAAGGATTAGGTTTAGAAGTAACTGGTGAAACATCAAATGATTTCCTATGCTACTGCCCATTTCACTCTAATAGACACACATCCAGCTTTAGCGTAAGCAGAGAGTACGGAGCCTTTATTTGCTTTAACCCAGCATGTGGAGAATCTGGAACTCTAATTGAATTAGTAAAAAAGATATTAAGTAAAAATGATTTTCAAGCTATGAGATTTATATCTTCTAAAGAAGCAGAGATACTAGATAATTTTGAAGAAACTATGGCTAGTATGTTTGAAGATAAGCCAGACTTTCAAGAGTTTAATAAAGATACTCTTAATAAATTATCTGAAGACAGATGGAATAGTGTAGAAGCATGTAATTATTTTATATCTCGTGGGATCAACCATGAGTCCATGGATTATTTTGAACTAGGTTATTCTAAAAATATGAATATGGTTACTGTTCCAGTGCATAGTCCAGATGGAATTTGTATTGGAATTGTTGGAAGATCTATTGAGGGAAAGGCTTTTAAAAATAGTACAAACCTTCCTAAAAGTAAAACACTGTTTAATATTCAACGGGCCAAAAAGGTTGGTGACCATGTAATAGTTGTTGAGTCTAGCTTTGATGCAATTCGTGTACATCAAGCAGGGTTTCCAAATGTTGTAGCAACACTAGGCGGATTCCTGTCTGTAGAACAACAAAATATATTAAATAGACACTTTAATAAAATAACTATAATGACCGATGCTGACGAAGCTGGTAGACAACTTGGTTTAAGCATAGCTAATAAATTAAAAAATAAAGACATCTTGTGGGCTTCGCATGAATATGGTAAGATATACCCTCATGATGCAAAAGATGCTGGTGACATGACCGATGAGGAAATTAAAGCCTGTATTAAGAATTCTGTATCTAATATAGAATACAGAACTTGGAACTCGTGATATAATAAAAATACAGATGGATATATACCATCAACTATAGAGGAGATATATATGAGTATAGTAAAGGGTCTAAAAGACCTAAACAAGGCACTAGATAAGCCTACCTACAGCGGTGGGGACGAGAGCAAAGCTCGTTGGCTTAAAATTGAAGATGGCGAAAGCGTAAAAGTTAGATTTTTACAAGAACTCGATCCTGATTCACCAAACTATAATGACAAACTAGGGTGCGGATTCATAGCACTTGAACATACCAATCCAAAAGATTATCGTCGCAAAGCTTTAGATACAATGGAATCTGAAGGGCGTGACTGGGCACAAGAACAACATCGTAAAGATCCAAAGGCTGGCTGGAAAGCAAGAACACGTCTTTACACAAATGTCCTAGTAGACGACGGTAAAGAAGAACCATATGTAGCAATTCTTTCACAGGGCACCAGTGGAAAAACAATTACTCCTACCTTAATTGAATACGCTGGCGAAATGGGAAGCATTACAAATTTAATGTGGCGAATTAAACGTAATGGTTCAAAAACTGATACAAGTTATACAATCATTCCATTAGCAAAGGACGAAACTCCTTTTGACTTCTCAGGACTAGAACTTTTTGATCTTGAGAAGACTGCAGTACGTCACGTACCATATGCTGAGCAAGAAGCTTTTTATATGGGTAACGAAAACGGCTCAGATGAGTCTTCTGCTTCAAGTAGCAGCGTAGACTGGTAAGTTAAGACAAAGGCGGAGAATTAAGTGTCATTCACACATTTGCATGTTCACTCATACTATTCATTAATGGATGGCCTTAATTCTCCTGCCGAACTTGCAAAAGCAGCAAAGGATGCTGGACAAACAGCATTAGCAATAACAGATCATGGAACCTTAGCATCACATCGTGAAATGCAATTAGCCTGTAAAGAAATAGGAATAAAACCTATTTTAGGAGTAGAGGCTTACATTTCTCCAACAGACAGATTTGACCGTTCATCAAAAACAGATAAAAGTATTCAGGCATACAACCATATAATTCTGCTTGCTAAAAATAAAAAAGGTTTAGAAAATATTAATACGCTACAAGAATTAGCATGGAACGAAGGTTTTTATCACAAGCCACGTATTGATAGAGAAGTTTTAAAAGAACATGCTGAAGGCATTATTGTTCTTTCTGGATGCCTAAATGGGCTTATATCTAAGTGTATAGAGAAAAATGAGTTCTCTGAAGCTAAACTTATTCTCAAAGACTTTAAGAAAACTTTTGGTGATGATTTTTATATTGAGGTTCAGTCTCACAATCCAAAAGAGATTAACGAAGGGCTTCTGAGCTTAGCAGACGAACTTAAAATTAAGGCGGTGGCAACAGGTGATGCCCATTTTGCAAAGGAAGAAGATCGTATATTAGAAGAGGCTATGCTCATTCTATCAACATCTCCAAAGTCAGATAAAGATTCAGATTTTGATATGTCTCGTAATATGAACAATATGTTAGATAGATTTAATTACTTATATCCAGACAGAAAAATATCATTTCAAGACTACAATCTATTTATTCAATCTCGTGATGAGATACAGGCAGACTTTAATAAAACTAATATAGTTAGAACAGATATATATGATAATACAATGGAGATAGCCAATAAAATTGAGGAGTATGACTTTTACCAGGGTCTAGACCTTCTCCCAGTTCCTAAGACCAATGCTGACGATAAACTGTCTCAGATGGCCTTTGAAGGCCTAAAAAGGCTAAACCTATCAGAAGATAAGGTGTATGTAGACAGACTTAATGAGGAATTATCTGTCATCAAGGATAAGGCATTTGCGTCCTATTTCTTGGTTGTGGCCGACATGATTAATTGGGCAAAGGATAATAATATTAAGGTTGGTCCAGGTCGTGGATCAGCAGCAGGATCTTTAGTTTGTTATTCATTGGGTATTACAGACGTAGACCCAATTAAATACGACTTGTTGTTTTTTAGATTTATTAATCCAGAAAGAAACGATTTTCCAGATATTGATACAGACTTTGAAGATCGCAGACGTAAGGAAGTAAAAGAATATTTAAAAAAGAAATTTAAACACGTTGCATCAATTTCTACATACACATACTTTAAAGATAAAGGTGTAATTAGAGATGCAGCTCGTGTATTTATGGTACCGCTTCAGGACGTTAACCGTGCCTTAAAGTCAGTAGACACATTTGAGGATTATATTGATTCTCCAAACACAAAAGAATTTAGAATTAAATATCCAGAAGTTACCTGGCTTGCAGAAAGACTAAGAGGGAAGATTCGCAGTGTTGGAGTTCATGCTGCTGGTGTTGTTGTTGCTAAAGATGACATTAGAAAGTTTGCACCTATAGAGTCTAGAGAAGATGCACAAGATAAAGTTTCTGGAAGAATACCAGTTGTTGCATATGATATGGACACAGTTGCAGACATTGGTTTGATTAAACTAGATGCTTTGGGACTTAAAACATTATCTGTTATTTCAGACACCTTACAATCAATTAAAGATCGTTCTGGAAAAGAGATTAATCTTTCAAGTCTATCTCTTGATGATCCAGAAGTTTATAAAATCTTAAGCGAAGGATACACTAAAGGAGTATTTCAAGCTGAAGCAACACCATATACTAACTTATTAATGAAAATGGGTGTTGATAAGTTTGAAGATCTAGTTGCATCGAATGCTCTTGTTAGACCAGGAGCAATGAATACAGTTGGTGCTGCATATATTAATAGAAAAAATGGTAAAGAGGCTGTAGATTATACTCATACAATTATGAAACCTTTTACTGAAAATACATACGGAGTTATTATATATCAAGAACAGGTTATGCAAGCATGCGTACACCTTGGAGGAATGTCTTGGTCTGAAGCTGACAAGGTTCGCAAGATTATTGGAAAGAAGAAGGATGCAAAAGAATTTGACCAGTTCAAGGATAGATTTATTGATGGGGCTTCAAAAAACATTTCTAAGAAAAAGGCTGAAGCCCTTTGGCATGATTTTGAAGCTCACGCAGGTTATTCTTTCAACCGTTCTCATGCTGTTGCTTATTCTATGCTTTCTTATTATACTGCTTGGCTTAAGAAGTATTACCCTCTTGAATTCATGTTTTCAATTCTTAAAAACGAAAATGATAAAGATGCTAGAACGGAATACTTAATTGAAGCAAAGCGTCTGGGTCTAAAGGTTTTATTACCACACATTAATGAATCGTCATTATATTTTTCTCTACAGGGAGATGCTATAAGATTTGGACTAGCAGAAGTAAAATTTATATCAGATAGTATTGCTAATAAAATTATAGAAAAAAGACCTTATGAAAATTATGCTGACTTTATACAAAAAGCATCTGCTAAAGGTAGCGGTATTAATAGTAGAGCCGTATCTGCTTTAAACGCTATTGGCGGAGCTGCGTTTGAGGATAATCCTAGAAGCGGAAAAGAAAAAGATAGTTACTATGAGTTCTTGGGTATACCTACATTTAACTTAGATTTGCCACCAAGAATCAAAGCTCAGGCTAGACCAATTCAAGAATTTGATGACCTTGGATCATTTGTAATGTTTGGAATGGTTAAATCAATTAAACGTGGAAATGGTTGGGCAAGAGTAGAATTGGTAGATGAAACTGGTTCAATTGGTTTATTTCATCATGAGCAAACACAGATTGAAACAAACCAGATGTATTTTATTCTTGTAGGAGATAACCGAATAGCAAGATATATTAATGTTAAAGATATAGACCCAAATGGATCAGATATATTTGTCGACTATTTATATCGTAAAGAATATGATATGGCTGATGATGAGTATATGGTGCTTAATTTTACGCCTTATAAAACTAAGGCTGGAAAGACTATGGCTCACATTGTCATGACAAATAAAAATAAGGAATTAACTAGAGCAATTGTTTTTTCAACTATGTATGCCAGAGCTGTTGGTAAAATGCGTGAAGGTATGAAATGTAATGTAGTTCTATCTAAATTAGATGATGGAACATTAATGATCAAGGAAATAAAATGACAAATGATATAGAAAAACTAGTAGCCTCTATTAGTTTAAATAAAGTTCTTATTGCAATTTTAGAAGAGCATAAGCAACTTTCAGTTCCAACTCTTCGATTTTTAGAGTCAAAAGATACGGATAAAGAGTTAGTAATTGACTATGATGAGTCTGGGCCATCATTTACATTTAGTTTAAAAGAAAGAGAGCAAACAAATGACAGCGAATGATGTAACGTTAGTTACTGATTATGGACTAGATGCTTTATCAGCAATGCTTCATGAAACTGCAAAAGAGAAGGGATTTTGGGATGGCGAATATAATCACGACAAGGTAGGAAATAAACTTGCCCTAGTTCATTCAGAAGTAACAGAGGTTCTTGAGGCGATAAGAAAGTCTAAAGGTAGCGAATATATTGTAGAAGAAATGGCAGATGTAATTATTCGATTGCTAGATGTATATGCTGCCATGAGAAATGAAGAACAAATTTTACATAGTTTGGACGAAGTGTTAGAAAATAAAATAAATAAAAATAAAGAGCGCCCAAGACTTCACGGGAATTTATTTTAATGGTATACTGTAGATATAATAGAAAGAGTAATTAATGACAATCGTATTAGATGATATATTAGCAAAACTAGATCCTAAAACAAGAGCAAGAGTTCAGTCAGCACAAGATATAAAAGTTGATAAGCAAGAAACCCCAAGTATTGGTTTAAATACAGCTCTCAAAGGTGGATTGCCATATGGAAGACAAGTTCTTGTATGGGGCAATAAGTCTGCTGGTAAATCATCTTTTTGTTTACAAATGATTGCCCTGGCACAAAAAGAAGGAAAGACCTGTGCTTGGATTGATGCTGAAGCATCTTATGATCCAGCGTGGGCCGAACAGTTAGGAGTAGATTCAGAAAAATTAATTTATTCTCCAGCTAAAACAGTAAATGATATGGTTGATGTTGGAACAAAACTTATGGATGCTGGAGTTGATTTAATTGTAGTTGATTCTATTTCTGCATTACTACCAGCCATCTATTTTGAAAAAGATGGAAATGAAATGAAGGATTTGCAAGATACTAAGCAAATCGGCGCTGAAGCAAAGGATATGACCCACGCAGTCAAGATGTTAAACTATGCAAACAAAAACACATTACTTGTTCTCATCTCACAACAA